AATCTTTAGGTAATAACAAAGCCCCTGCTTGTGAAAGTCGGGGCTTTGTGCATAAAAAAAGAAGGTGCGCATTTTGACACACCTTCATAACAAAACCAACAAAACCATATTCAACTAATTAAATGACCGTCTTTAATCGTCCGTTACCATCCGTAAACCCGTTAAGTGTTTCCGCCTCTCTTTCGGCTTCTTCTTTTGTTTGGAAGAATCCTACCGGGCAATTATCCAAGGTATCTATGACGGAATAATAACCGCATTTAGGCTTGTTTTCCGTTATGTATCGTTTTCCCTTTACTTTCTTCTCGTAGGCTTCAACTGTGTAAGTTGGATTAACTTCTATTTGTTTTTCTATCCGATCAAAAACTATCTTAGAATACTCTATATCAACAAAATTTGTCCATCCGCTTTTACAAAACTCCTTTGCACAATCTTCCAATGTCAGCAAACCGGCTTTATAATCATCATACAGGGTATAATCAAGCGTTTTTAGATTGTTCCATATTGAAGACTTTTCTAGCGTTTTGGGTTGTTCCGTTCCTTCTGCTAGTTCCGGGATATATATTTCTTCAGGAAGCGTCGGCAACTCTGTAGGCGTTATCAATTCTTTCACCTTGTCCGCTTGCTTCTTGCTGAATATCCACCCGGCACGCTTTTCACCGTTGTAATTTAAAGACGGATTAAAGCGTCCGCCTAATTCCTTTAATTGCTCTTTGATCGCTTTTGTATTGCCAAACACCGCGATAGCCTTTTCGGAATAGTCCACGATTTCCAGGCCTTCAACCGTCACGGCTTCCACTTCTTTGGCTTCCTCAACCTTTTCAGGCTTAACGCTGCTTTTCTTCGCTTTCGGCTCTATAACCTTATATTCATCGCTTACTTCTATATGGATATAGAAATTTGTGTCAAAATAGTCTTGCATACCGTCCGAATCGTCATAACGGAAAGAACTAGCGTAATTTGAAACAGAATTTAACGCTGCAAATACTTTCGGTGTTAACTCGTCTTTCCATGCCTTCACGCTGGACATTGTGGACATATAACCACGTTCCGCGCTTCTTGATCCTTCAACGAAAGGAACACAAGGACCGGATTTTAATTCGATATACATTGAATCAGTGTACATGCTCCATTCAGAGCGAACAGAGAATTTAAACTCCGGGAAATTCTTCTTTGCATAAGATCTAACCTTTGCGGCGATTTCCTTTGTACTTAACTTGCTGTCATAGTTTGAACCAGCCCAACCGTTTGCGGTGTAGAAATTCATTGCTTTCATAATGCTATAGTTTAAATTGTTAAAATTCAACCTTATAGCGTGATTAATAGCCTACTAATACCAAATACAGCCTATACACTCAATAGCTGAATGCTATCGCAATATCAGTAAACCAAGAAAATTAAATGGGAGAATATTTGCAAGAATCGAAATAGAGAAGTACCTTTGCTCCGTGTGATGGGGGAGAAAGATACGAAAGTATTTTGATCCTTTGAGAGCTTTAATATTACCAGTATTAAGGCTCTCTTTTTTATTCCAGCATTTTAATAACACGCTTTACATACTCAGGAGAACCAGATATTACAAGTACCTTCCATCTCCTTTTCTGTACTACAAATATACTACTTTTATTTGTAATACACAATAATATGTACTTTTATTTTTAAGAAACTCTTTGTTTTTAACCTTTACTTGTATAATGTATAATATGTTGATAATTAATATATTATGTATTGTTGTGTAAATGCGTTTTTATAAGTGTTTGTGTAATTATATATTGTATATGTATAGCCTTTTATTACCCGTATTTGCTTTATTTATAGTCTTTGTTTAACTTTGTAGCAACAAATCCAGAGCGCAAGAAGCCATTAATAAACCTATTTATAATAGCTTTATATTATGGTGTATAGTAAGCGAATAACAGACCTTCAACAAATTTATCAATTAACCCCGGATGAGGTTTTCTTTTGTATGCTTGTCGCATCCGGTGCCAGCCGAGGAGAAGCATACGCCGTTATATTTAAACCAAGATCCACCAAGATAGAAACAGCGCAACGCGGAGCATCCCAACTTGCTAAGGATAAACCGGGCATTAATAAATTGATACAATCTTTTGAAGAGAATAGAACATGCTTTGTAATCAATAACGACAGTACAAAAGGAAAGAAAAAAAAGAAAAATACAGATAATGAAGATGAAAATAATTGCGAAAATATTGTACAATATCGTGATAAGGATTCGGTTTTAACAGGTCTCGAACAAACTTTGCCATATTTAAAGGGGAAAGATCGTGCAGATGTTTTAATGAAAATTGCAGATCTCCAGCAAATGAAAAAAGATGAGAATACAGAAGAAGAGGAAACAGTACATTATTATCTTCCAATGCAATGTTATAGATGTAGCCTTTTTATAGCTGATCGAGCAAAGAGAAAAGCGGAAAAGCCGGGTAATGTTTAATATTATAGGTATAATATAAAGATAATAATATAGTATGTATCTTTTTTCTTCTTTTGATGTGGATGTAGAACGAATAAGGGGGCACCCCCCCCTAGCTACCCAAGACACCAAGCATGTTTCAATCCCGGTCAAGATTTTTATTTTTTTTTCTTTTTGGAGCCAATAATGGATAATTTTAAGTTTTTTCCAATCATAAATTACAAGAATGAATTTTTCATGTATAGTTTTACTGTTGAAAATGTATAGTTAGTGTATGGTTTTGGTGTAAACTATACATATATAAATATCTCATTATCAAATCAATGGAAATTTTATGTATAGTATGTATAGTTTATATGTAAATTGCGTATGAAAAAAAATATATATAATATGGTTTTCTTGAAAAACTATACATACTATACACTGTTTTTTCATTGGTTTGATTTTCAATGTGTTATATATGTATGGTTTCTATAAAAACTATACATAAACTATACATTTCGAGGTAAGTTTTTTGTATGTGTTTTCCTTTGAGATATTGCTGTTGTTTGCTGTTTTTCAATGTTTTATGTCTTTTTTTACTTGATAATGGTTTGAATTGAATTAAAGGAGAAAAGTATCAAAAAACAGTGTGTATATTCTATATTTAAGTAGAAAATAGTAGTGTTTATATGGGTTTTATGTAGAAAATAAGCTATATTTGTAGCATAAAACACTTGAAAAATAGCATAAAAACAATAAGAAATGCTTTGTTTTCGGGTATAAAAGCTGTGATATGAATAAGTTTGAGTCTATATTGTTTGATTATGGGCGATATGTTTTTGTTTCTGTATTCAGAAAAGCGCAGGAAGAGGAAAGATATGAAGATTGTGCGGTGATGCGAGATATTATGCAAAAATATCATATACCTTGTGACACATCTTTAGAGGACTGGCGTACTGATTTGTGGCGATGCGGATATTCAGGAGATGTTGCTGTAAATAATCTGTCAGTATATATGGTTGAGGCCTTAACCCGTGCTGGGTATTCAAATTCATAGATTGTACATGGAGGAAGGAAAGTATAGGAAGTTGTTGAACGAGGTCTTCGGGCTTATGAAAGGCGAGAAACTGGATACTGCCTTACAAGAGTCCAAAAGTGCAGCGCGTGTTGACGCTGTGCAGGACTTGATGCGTTCAGCTATTATACAGTCTTCGATTTGTAAGTTCAATGGTACGCCTTACTATTTTAGTGGTCGGATATATGAAGAAATGGCCTGGGATGATTTTGGCAACCTGATATATGACTTGATGCGTAAATGCAAGATGCCCAATGGAGATTATTCCCGTGTGGAGGGGGTACTGAAGGTTTGTAAGCGTGTGGTGGCAGGAAAAGCATTGCAGCCAGATAATGCCATTGTGGTGTTCAATAATTGCGTGTTTGATATGGGTGCTCGCCGTGCGTATTCTTTCAATCGCCGTTGGGTACAGACCACATGCGTTCCCTATGACTACAAACCGGAAGAACACGTCTTTCTTTGGAGAATGTTCTTGGATGAAGTTTTGCCGGATAAAAATATGCAAAAAGTCTTACAGGAATTTCTTGGGAGCATTTTTGTTGATCGGCGTGTGGCGAAAATGGAAACGATGTTGGTCCTTCGTGGCTCTGGCTCCAATGGCAAAAGTGTAGTTTTTGAAACGATCATGGGCATACTTGGCCGGGAGAATGTCAGCAATTTCGGCATAGGTGCATTGATTACCGGAAATGAGAGAAAAAAGAATATCGCTTTCATTAATGGCAAGCGGTTAAACTACTGTTCTGAAATACAAGCGTTGGAGTTTGGTAAGGATAGTGACACATTGAAGAGCCTTATCAGTGGTGAGCCTACCGAAGCTCGGCCTATCTATGGTGATAACTTCACTGCTTACAATATCCCTCTGCTTATGGCAAATGCCAACCAAATGCCGTATTTGAAAGATTGGAGCTATGGAATGAGGCGGCGTATCTGTATTATTCCCTTTGAAGTGGAGATTCCCAAAGCCCGGCAGAAAAAAGAGCTTTCACGGGATTTGGAAGCTGAATATCCGGCTATATTCAATTGGATATTGGAAGGTCGTGACCGTTTTATTGCCAATGGTTATAAGCTGACGGACAGTAAGGAACTTGAGAAAGTCATGGATGAATACCAGTCGGAAAGTAGCACAGTAATGAAGTTCATGTATCAGATGAACTATTTGTGCCGTTATGAGGAAATTGCTGACGCTGAACCCAAATGGATGTCTTCGGCTGTCCTGTACCGAAGATATTGTAAATGGTGTAAGGATAATAATGCCAAAGAAGAGAATGTGACAGTGTTCGGACGTATTCTTTCGGAAGCCGGTTATCGTAAAAAGAGAACCCCCAACGGTCAGGTTTATGGCTTGTATGGGGCTGCTTTGAAAGAAAAACTCTACTATGAGAAACGGGAAGACCTGCGAGGCAGCTATAGACAAAGGATTTCCAAGCCGGTCTATAAAGATGGCAAGCGGTATGTTTATACCCATGAAGGGCTTGCAGCCTACTTGGCATTAAGCATTTATCAAATTACTCGTTTATTCCGAGAAAAGAGACTGGAAGGGGCGTACCATATGGAGGGGAGAACAACGGTATTTGATTTGGATGCTGTGGAGAAGATTATTAAACAATTAAAATTAAGAACGAAATGAGTAAAAAAACAAATGGTATTCAGGTAGGTAACTTTATTGTTACGAGGGATAATGGTAGTGAACATGATTGGATCAGTATTAAGGCAGTGTCAGGTTTTTGGAGTATGCGTTTTCGGGATGATAATGGAATGTTCTCTCGGATTCGGGAGTTAGCCAACAATAAGGAACTTCGAGAATATTTGGAAACGTGGATCAAAGTCTGTTTTCTTATCAGTAATGCAACCCCTGATGTTAAGTTTATGGAAGAGTTCTTTAAAAGCTATTCTGATCTTACCGAACGGCTACGAGGTTTGCAGCAACCGGTATTACCGGAAGATGATGCCAAGATACTGGAAGAAGAGAGAAATATGAATAGTATCAAGGAAGGGATTAAGGAGGAACGTAACAATGAGGGCACCGACTGATAAGGAAATTGAAGAGGGTAAAGAATATCTCCATCAACGGTTGGATGCGGAACTGTCCATGCGTACCAATCTTCAAATTGTGATGATTGAGGCGGCAAAGCAAATTATAGATATTTCATACCGATACAAAATAAGCCCTGAGCTATTTCGCTTTTCAGCAAACAGACAATTGCAGAAGGAAGTGGATGCCATTATTTTATCCCTTCTTGAAATAATTGAAGACTATACTTATACTTTGGCGGTAGCGACACATGAGGATAATAAGAATGCAATCGTAACATATATAACGAGAGAATCATACGGTAAAACCTTCGCACAACGTACAAGGGAATATGTTGACCGGTTTTCAAAGGAGGTTGAAACGGCCATTGCCGCTGGACTGCTACTGAACCTTTCCAAAGACAGACTGCTTTCATCTATCAGGCAGTCGGCAAAAACGCCATTACTTAATGAATATATACAGAAAGTGATTTCAGATGGTTATCCGATTGTTTCAAGAGTTGGAGTTCAGGAATCTTTTGGAGTAGGGCGTACTGTAAGTTCTTGGACTGCACTGTCAGATTTGACGGAGTATGCTGTGGCAGAGGGTTGGATGAAGCATTGGGAATTACAGACTAAAGCTAGTGGAGCAGTCGGATTCTTTGTCATGCGTGGTAGTTCTTATCCATGCAATATCTGTGACGATAAAGTCGGATTTCATACAGAGTGGGATAAATTACCACCATATCACGGTCATTGCAAATGCTTTGTCGTTCCTATATCAGCAATATGATTGTTTTAATAAATTAAATATCAGAATATTATGTTTGGAATATCATTAATCAGCACAAAGAAGCTCAACCATCTTGCATCAGAATGCAGCAAGCTGGCTATTGCCAACGTTGAGCTTTCAAAACAAAATGCGACACAAGCCAGAACTATTAAGGAACTTGCTGGAGAAGTCAAGGTATTAAATTCTAAAATCCTTCTGAATGAAAGTATCAATGATGATCTGCAAAAGAAGCTTAACCGGAAATATCCTCGAAAGATTTACAACAGGAAATTGCATCGTAAATAGTTGCTGTGTCTGACTTTTTCATTACATTTGCAATGTAGAAGCTGACTTGTTATAATACAAGCTTATCAACCAAGTTGTTGAGAAAGTAAAGCCTCTGCCTACATAACATAGACAGAGGCGGCTTTTTCCGATGTATAGTTACATTGGATTCGGAGCGCGGAGTACGGGATTGCTTTCGCGCTCCGCGTTTTGGTACAGATCATTTTGCATTATCCTCTTTGTTTTCATTTTTCTTGATTTTCAGTTGATAGAGCAAGTCGGCTTGTTGCTGTTCCTTATATTCACGCATGATACGATCCCATTCATTGTTTTTCCCATAACCGGATTCTTCCGAGCCGGTTTCTTTTGATAAAATACCGGCACTGACCAATTGTACCAAGTTTGATACCAATTCTGCTGCATTTTGGTGGACGTATGGAACCGCCCACGAAAAAATTTTTAAATTGAGGAATTTGGTAAGTTGGCCTTTTTCTGTTCCATATCCGTGCAGGAACAGCCGTTTCATTTTGTCTATTGATTCGTCAAATTCCTTGCAGTCAATCATGGCTTTTTCCAAAGATGGTGAATATATCAGTTTGATGGCCACGCCTGGCAAATCTCCTGACTTTACTTCGGGAGGCATGACAATAAAACTCCCCATAAAAATCATTTTAAGTAATGTATTAATTTGAAGTTCAAATGATTGTGATGCTTCGGGACGATTCATAAAGCCTGCATCATCATCCTTTCCCATAGTGATAGCTTTTACCGCACCATACATATCTCCTTTAATCTCAACGTCTTCACCTTTAAGTAACATGATCGGGAATGCGTATGCCATATTGTTTTGACACAAATGGGAAATAGCCAGTTCGTACTTGTCGATATTATCTTGTGAAAAGCTCCAGCAGGCACCGTGTTTGTCCCGATAATATACAACCGGACATTCGGTAAATCCATGATCGTGTTCTTCCACTAATGTATATCCTTCAATACCGAAATACCGTTTCACTTTGTTTATTGCTCCAGCTATTCCCATTTTATCCTGACGGTAACGGTACATTTTTTTATTATCCCACACTTCCACCCAAGAAATGAGTTCCTTTCCCTCTTCGTCATAGTCGCTATATCGCCGGGCAAACAGTGTCATTTGACCGGTTATGGAGTCGTAGTGAGGATAAAGAGTGTCACCATCAAAATAGGAGAGATTCTTGGTGAATACCTTACCTTCATTCATATAGAATACGACTGCTGCATCTCCCGTTATTTTTACACTTTTGGCATATTCGTAAAATGCAATCTCCATATTCTTATCCAGCCATCCTTTTTGAAATTCGAGAAATATTTCCCGTGAACTTTCATCGACTTTGGTATCGGTCAGCTCATGATGAATGTCATTGCCACATAGATGTACAAGCTGTTGAATAGTGATTATCATCTGAAAGGGAAAAGAGGCACGGAATACTTTTTCTCGGAAGAACCGTTTCTTCTCTTCGTCATATTTCAGTCTATCCGGGTAAAACAATTCCGAATTGATCTTGTGTCCTGAAGGATAAAACTCACGGATAAAATCAGCCTGTGAAATGAGCTGCCATGTCAGCCTATCACTGTTGTTTGTGAACGGTACGTTTCTTAAATCGCTCGTAATCTTGCCTTGCAAGTAACCTTCGGGAGTAACCCTTGCAAAAGGCTTTTTTGTAAGAATCTCTGCTATCATATTAATCCTAAACCTTTTATGTGTTTGCGTTTATGTTTAATTTCAAAAATCATTCGCATAAGCAATGCTTCTATGAAGTCGGGAGAATGGCCTACTAATTTTTTCATTATAATCTTCTTGATAATAGTCCAGCCTTTCTCTTCACTGTCTTCATCCTTTCGTATCGCTTTCCTTTCCTTGTCGAGAATCTGTCTAAGGGGAACTTTCTCAAACCCTTTGCCGGAGAACTTGCGTTCAAGAAGAGTCGGTTCAATGGAAATCTCCCGGTTGATAATTTTTTGTGCGAACAGATATGCCGCTTGTGATTTTAAATTCGCATAGATGTATTTGAATTTCTCTTCCACGGCTTCTTTGTTGTTGAAAGGAATTGCATTCGGGAAAAAACCTTTGAATATTTGTCCGAGTCCGTTAAGGTCATAGGTAAAATATTCTTCTCTTACATGCCATTCTTCCAGCATTGCTTTTACGGTATCGACTGTTTTTTTGCTGTCAAGTTTGCAAACGAATATGTCTTTTATATGCCATCCTTCCCACAGCCACATGACAAGACTGTCGCCACCCTCAAATGCCGCATCACACGATACCCGGCGTATTCCATCACCAGTCTGCATGGAGTTGCGGTATAAGGCTTCCATGTGAGTCAGCTTTATTATATCATCTCCGGCAGCTTTGTATTTCCAGTTACCGTCAAGATCGCGTGCGCGTTGTTCGTCTGACTGGTTGACAAGGTTAGCCAAATAAGTTGGATCAGAAGACATCAGTTTTACATTATCGGAAAGTTTTGCTTCAATAAAAGTAACCGACTTGATAAACAGTTCTTGTGGTGTACCATATTGCTCATACTCCGGCTTCCAGTAGGCGTGTATAATATCCTTGCATTGCTCATATACTTCCTCACGGGTATCTCCCCAATATATACCTGAAACATTGTCCCCGTCCATAAAGCAATATCGGACTCTGCCATCACGTTCCGGGATTGGAAGACCGTCTTCTCCGATCCACCAGTCAATGAATTTTGCAACCCAGCTGTCAGGATCAGGGTTACATGTTCCGATAAAGCGGTTACGGATATGAAAGGCGTTACGGTTACAAGTGATAAGGTATTTGAATTTGAGATATTCCATGTGGGTTATTTCATCCACACCTATATATGCGAACTGTTTACCTTGAAAACGCTTTTTGAAATCGTCAAGTGTGTCAGCATGATAGCTGAATTTTAAAAATCCACCTTTATAGAAATTCCAACGCATGTCGTTTTTGGACTTGTTGTATTCCCCAAAATCATCATATAAGGTGGATGATGTTTCTATCATATCAGAGAGATCGTCTATCTCATGTCGGAGAAGCACAGAACGGAAGTTTTTATTTTTTATATCTTTCAATGCTTCCATAAGAAGAGTGAAAGTCTTACTTCCTCCACGACATCCCCCACAGATGGTAATATCGGCTGGAGTGGAAAGCATGTTTTCCTGCCCTCCACCTTGTGCGATTATCTTATTCGGATTAGGAATTTTCCTATCCGCATCCCTTAACATTTGGATATACTCATAATCAAGCACCAAGTTGTCATTAACCGTTTTTATTCCACTATATTTCTCCATAAAAAAGAAAACCGATCCTCACAATGTACAAGTGAAGACCGGCCTATAAGCTCTGATTCCAATATTACAGTACAAAAATACGTATAAAGAGTATTATTTTCTATATTTTAATAGAAAATAATATTAAAAATGTTTTGAAATAAGAAATCCAGTACATATATTTGCAACGAAAACATGGAGTATGATAAAAGTTAGTGCGGATAAAGATGCAGATCAAAGGGAAATATGCAACAAGATAGTTTTATGTCCGATATGCGGTCAGAAACTAACTGATATTAGCTATGTCAATGGTGTTGTTATATTGAGAGTGAAGTGTCGTAGATGCAAGAACTATATAAATGTGGATATTACAGGTACAAAGTAGTTTTCAGGATAATATCGCGGAGTGGAGCAGATGGTAGCTCATTGGGGTCATAGCCCAAAGGTCATTCGTTCGAGTCGGATCTCCGCTACAATGGATGGGATTACCACATTGTTTCTCCCTTCGATGTGGTGTATGGGGATAAAGGGAGAATATGGAAAGATGGCAGACATGGTGTATGCACCGGACTGAAAATCCGGGTAAGGTGATTCGATTTCATCTCTTTCCACAAAACCTATACGGTGCGGTTCAATTCCCACTGGTACGCCATAATGGGGTATCGCAGGTCAGGTGAGTATAGGTATATTGTCCGGTTAGCTCAATTGGTAGAGCAATACACTGTTAATGTAAAGGTCGGTAGTTCGATTCTATCACCGGGCGCAATGAGGCGAAGATAGTTCAGTTGGAAGAACGTCAGATTCCAAACCTGATTGTCGGGGGTTCGAATCCTTCTCTTCGCGCATATTGAGATATGGTGTAATGGTAACACAGCAGATTTTGGTTCTGCTATTCAAGGTTCAAATCCTTGTATCTCAACAAATGGCGTATTCGACTAACGGTTAGGTCGTCACCTTTTCACGGTGGAAATCAGAGTTCGATTCTCTGATACGCTACACAAAATGAATAACGTCCGAAGTACAATGGAGGTGCGGTAGTTTCACAGAGATGTATTGTAGTCCGCACATTTGGAAGTATGGGTGAGTGAATGATACCACCTCTTTGCTAAAGAGGCAAGCTGAAAGGCTTCGGAGGTTTGAATCCTTCTGCTTCCGCAATTAAAGATATAAGACCAAAGAGTCAGATTGATGCAAAAAGCATTATCTGACTCTTTTTTTATTCAACATAAACACAAAATAAATGCGATGGAACAAGAAAAAATCTTATCCACATTAAGCGAGAAACTTGGAGAAACTAGTTTTTCACCGCAGACATTACAGAAGTATGTAGAACTTTGTCCCGTGGCCGAAGGTTCGGAGCCTGACGAGGCTTATTGGAACAAGGCTGTGAATTTTCTGAAAGGGATGCAAGGACAGTACAACCATGATGTCGCAACCAAAGTTGAGGACTTTAAGAAAAACTATAAGCCCCAACCGACTCCCCCGACACCACCAACTCCCCCGACACCACCGAAAAACGATGATGAATTGGAGAAAAAACTGAAAGAACTGGAAGCACGTTTAGACGCGGAAGACAGCAAAAAGGTTCAAGCTGATCTGTTGAAGAAGGTTATGGCTGCAATGAAGACCAAACAAGCGAATGATGATTACGTATTGGGCAAGACTTTACAGGGGGTAACTTTCGATACCAAGAAAACTGTGGATGAACTGGTTACTGAATTCCTGCCGAAATATGATGCAGAATATAAGGCGTGTAGGGGGTATGGCACTGCCCCAAGAACTTCTGACGGTTCAGGTGGAACACAACACAATGCGGCTAGCAGATACTTTGAGCGTAAAGGCAAGAAGGAAGGCTGGAAAAAGAATTGAAATTATTAACTCTAAAACAGTAAATGTATGGGAACAATGGGTAACACGTTTGATGTGAATACCGTAAAATACGGACATGCCCGAAAAGTGTGGCGTGAAATCCGCCACCGTTATCCGGGAGGCGGTATGGTGAGTAACATTTCCGATTGGACTTCGGCTGGTAAGATTCCTGCCGGTACAGCTGTGAAATTTGATCTTTCTAACAAAACATTGAAAGCCTATACGGATGAACAGATAAAGGCTGCCACTGCCGATATCACTACTCTCGGTATCAATGGATATCTGCAAGAGGATATTCTTGTGACCAGTGAAAACACAAAGGCTAGTGGAACAGTGGTTTATGCCGGAGAACTTTATCAGTACATGTTTGATGAAGAAGTTATCGCTATCCTGCAAAAGATCACTACACTTCCTCAAATTGTATGGGTGCAGTAAAAGAATTTGAAAATAACATTTAAAACACGACAATTGTATGAATACACTTCCTATTGATTTGTACAAGGTTATCGAATATGGGCTTGGTGGAGACACTTGGCAAGAATTTATAGACCGCTATAAAGAGAAGTATGACCTTCTCCAGATTGATGGTTTTGAATTTGAGGCAACCAAGTTGGATTATACCTTCTCCCAGCTTATAACGAGCCTCGGCGTGAAAACGCTGCCAGCTTACGTTGATCCGGAAAGTCCGGGTTATGAGGCTGCATTGGGAGAACTTGAAGGAAGGACGGGCAATATCCCGACTCAAAAGAAGTTCTATCGTTTGAACCGTGTGACCGTGAGGCAGCAATTACAACTGTTGCAAAGAGTAGGCATGTCTGCATTGACGGAAGAGATGCAGAATGTTTTTCTAGGTTTGCTTGATGAAAGTGCTGACGGTCTTATCGGATCGTATTATAATGCGCTTACTCACCAGCGAATGAGAATTGTTTCTACGGGTAAGTTCACTATTGATACTGATAACAACCCGCGTGGTTTGAAAGGTATCACTATTGATTTTAACATACCAAAAGAGCACTATCAGACTTTGGACGGTACAAAACGCTGGTGGACTAATGTTGAACATACTCCGGCTAATGAAGGTTCCGCTTCTGATCCTATAATGGATGTGAAGAATAGAGTGAAAGAAATACGCCGTAAATATCATTATCTAGGTAAGATCAGAATGGAGATTGCTCAAGACCTGTGGGATGATTTAATGACTCATACCGCAGTCCTCAAACGTATCGGGCATTCTCTTTATCCTACTGTAACGGACGACAATACAGTTATTGCCAATGCACAGAATGAGGATGAAGATCGTCTGAAAGCCATTTTCAAGAAATTGGTCAAGGTAGATGAAATCGTACCACGTGACAGCTATGCTTTTGTTGACAAACCCGGCAAGGATACGGACGGACAGCCTGATCTTATCACTGAACAAGTGGAGAACTTTAAGGCTACTAATATTGCATTTATACCGATAGGTCAGATTGGTACCATTCAAGGTGTGGAGCCTTTGACTTTGGGTTATGAGGCAAACAAGGTCGCTTCTTATGACGGTGGACGTTTGAAACTGACACAGAGAGCCAATCCTGAAACTCATTCAATCTATATTGAAAGTGAAGCCGCCCAATTGTGTGTGCCGAGAATGCCGCAGTATATGTTTATCTCTACTGTGACCGTGTAACTCTTAACTTCATGCAAGAATGAGTGAGGAACTTTCTCATACGGAAGATATGCCCATTGAGGACTATTTGAGTGGCGCAACCGCTTATGAAATAGCGGATAACGCCCTCAAAAGGGTTCTTGTTAAGCGGAAAATTGCTTTTGGAACAATGGTGAGCGAACTGACCGAAATGCAGCTTGATCTTGCCACTGCCGATATCTACATGTGGTGCGCGAGCACTCCAAGCAGTAAGAATGATACCGAGGACAGTGACGGGGGATGGAAGCATAAGGAAGGTGGTTGGCAGACCAGCGCATACGATAAGCGGCAACTTCGTGAAATGGCAAAAGAGCTATACGAGAAATGGGGTGAAGAGGTTGTTAAAGGCAGCAAAATCAGAATAATCAATTTTTGAGTATGAAGGTGAATAATCCACGGCATCCTCACAAATGTACTGTTTACCGAATTATAGGTGAGGATTCTTTCAGTGATGGTGAGAAGGTAATATTGTATGAAGGTATATGTCGAAAGGAAGGCAGTACAAATCTGAGGACGTTCAAAACCGATAATGTGGTAAAGAGCGATTATCTGTTGAGCCTTCCCGGAACTGTCGAAGGTATACTGGCCGGTGATTTGATAGATGTTACAGACAGACAAGGTACTTTTACTCAATGTATGGTTACTGATAGCTATGCTGGAAATTTAGGAACCACGGTATATTTCAATCTTGCAAAGAATTGACACATGGATAACCGAAGTAATGATATACTGTTTGATAAAGGAATGAAAAAAGCGAAGGAGCTTGTTTCAGGATATATCTTTGATGTCCTAACTAAATGCTGTGAAGATCTTATCCAAGATGCGCTTGATAATAAGTCGGGCTTTCGTAATCTTACGGGTAATACAATAACCAGTTATGCGTGTGGATTATTCATGGATGGTAGATTTTCCTATTTCATTTGTAGTGGTGATTCGATGAAACAACCTGTACGAGTGAAATTGACTAAGGGTGAAACATTGGTCGGTATCAGTTATGATAATCAGAACAGACATTTTACCGGAACAGTGGAAACAGACAAGGGTTATGGTGAGATGTTTTCTTTCAAGTTCTTGAAAAGATACAAATCTGCATCACGTAATGGATTTGAGATTGTGATGTGTACGGGTACTGAATATTCAACCTATTTGGAGAATGTGTTGAATGCGGATGCACTGACTGGAACATTTCAAAGGGCACAAAATACATTGTTCAAGAACTTTAAACCAATGAAATGATGGAACGGACAGTTTATAGGCGTATGGATATATTGAAACAAATCTCTGATACTGTAACTGGTATTGGTGAGAAAGTTTTTATAACGGATCGTCCTGCTGCTGAACAAAAGGCAATGAAGGACTTTGTTGTTGTCCGGCTTCCACAAACTATTCAGGACAAAGGAAGTACCTATCAGGATACCTATTGTCAGATTAATGTTTTTGCGCGTGACCGTTCAAAAGGCATTGAAAATACGATTCGTTTGGAGGAAATGCAAATGGATGTGATTTCAAAATTTCCAATAGTGACTGAATTGTTTTCGGCTGTAAGTCCACGGTTGCTTCCCGGAGGAAATGATGGACTAGGTTTTCATTTCTTGATGATACAAGCGAAATTAATAATAAATAAATGACACAAACTTAAATAATACGATTATGGCAGAAATTACTATCACGACTAAACTGGAAGAGCTGAAGATGCTCTTTAATCAGATGAAGGAGGTTTATTATGTGTCCAAAGTCAATAGTGACCTTGCAACTTTAGCGGCTTTTGATATGGAGCTGCCGATACTCTCTGACGGAGTTACATTTGATACCGGAGCTGCCGATATTACCAAGATCAAATTGACAACCGGAGCCACTTGGACATCTTTTGCTAATGCCGGAGATTCCGATATCCAGTTTCAAGTGCCTTCCGTGGCAGGAAAGATCAATGACTTGTTACTGAACAAGAAAGCGGAAACAGTGACTATGACTGCTACCATTGATGGTAATACTTATGAAGGTGAAGGTTATAATACCGAACCGAAGAAAGTAACCGGAGGATTGTTCATGCGTAGTGAAGACCGTCAAACAGCCTTGTTCTTGCCGAATATTGAGGGGTATAGCAACTTCGTTAGCGAGCAAGATAAGCCTGGATACTTTAATTTATCTGTTTCTCCATTGAATGATGCTAAAGGTGCATCTATTTACATCTTGCGAAAAAAAATATCCGATTAAGAGATTAGAATATAATATTTTGCAAAATTCATATCTGTGAAAAGGTGGTGAGCTATTTGATACCGGCCACCACCTTTTTACGTATAAAACACAATAAAATATGGCAAAAAAGAATGATATAACACTGCCTGTATCAGAGGATGAAAAATTATTGAATGATGTGATGGAGGACAGTGTGGATTATGTGGAAGTTCGGGGAAAGAAATATGGTATCTCATGGCTGAAAAGAGGAACTATCCGTAAATTCACCAGTACCATGCAGAAGTCAGGAAATGATGATAAGATCAGTTGTCAATGTGCAGCAGCTATCATTCTGAACGGATATTGGAAGATCAAGTTCTTCTATCCCTTTTTGTGGCGTTGGTTCTTTTATGTAAAACAATATGGAGATCATGAACTGATGAAAGTTATAGCTGTTGGCAAAAAAAAAATTCCAGTGGAAGATTACTTGACAGCTACCATATATCTGACCGCGATGAAGGACACGATGATGACAATGACAAAAGAGGAAGCAGAGCATATCCTTCACGAACCAGCTACGGACAAACGTGGGAAATAAGTAAGTCCTATCCGTGGTTGACAGAGCCTTTGAGATTGTTTGGAATTCCCATAAGTAAGCCTTTGTTTGGTATTTATTGGGTACTTACAAATGCCCAAATTGAATTGTTAGCAATGGATGTTTCTATTGTGGTTACAGATTGTGACAAGGATAGCAAGGGAAAGAGACACGATACAAAAAACTTCAAATCCCCTTCCGTAAGTGATATAGAAGATGCTGCCAAACGCTGGAAAGACAAATATGGTAATGGGGAAACAACAATTAGTATTAATGATTATAAGTAGCACAAACACAATAATATATGGCTGATCTCGGAAATTTATACTTTGACATTTTATTCCGTGATAAGACAGCGGAACAACGTAAAAAGCTGAAAGCGGAAATCACCAAAGACTTGCAAGCAAAACTTGATGTGGGTTTTGACAAAAAGAAGTTGGTTGGCGATATGAAGACTTTGCTTCAAAGTGAGAAATTTAAAATCAATGTGGTAGTGGATAAGGCCAGCACCACACAAGCTGTTCGTGCTGCTTTGCGAGCTGCCGGTTTGAATACCAATTTTACAGGAAGTGATTTACGCGCAGCTAGAGCAGCAGCTGTCCAAACTAAAGCGGAGGCTTCTGCCGCTGCCGCCCGTGAGCTTGCGCGACAAAGAGCTGCCCGTGCCGCCAAAGCGGAACTGGATTTAGCCAATGCCCGTGAGAGATCAGCCAATGCAGCAAGACGGCACATGACAGCCACTCTTAATATGAATGGAGCAATGAACAGTCAGTTGAGTATTGTCGGACAACTAAGAAATGAATTTCTAGGGTTATACTCCATTTATGCGGCACAAAATTTCTTACGTGCAGTGGTTGATATAGGTGGTGAGTTGGAGAATCAGAAAATTGCAATGGCCTCCATCCTACAAGATGAAGGCAAAGCTACGGTCATATTCAATCAGATTAAGAAACTGGCTGTTGCCTCTCCGTTCGGGGTTATGGACTTGAATCAGTATGCCAAGCAACTTTCCGCATATTCTATACCATACAATGAATTGTATGATACTATGAAAAGGCTGGCTGATATATCAGCTGGTGTAGGCGTTGATATGGGGCGTATCATATTGGCTTACGGCCAGATAAAGGCTGCTAAATTCTTGAAAGGAACGGAATTACGGCAATTGACAGAAGCGAACATTCCTATGGTTGATAAACTGGCCGAGCGATTCAGCAAACTGGAAGGCCGAATAGTCAGTGCCGGTGAAGTGCTTGATATGATCTCGAAAAAGAAGGTTACGTTTGAGGATGTAAAAGATGTTCTTTGGGAACTTACGGATGATGGTGGCATGTTTAATAACATGCAGGAAGTTCTTTCAGAATCAGTTAAATCCAAATGGAAGAACTTGGCTGATGCGATTGACATTATGCTTGGTGATATTGTGGAGTCAATGGGTAGTACATTGAAATGGACTGCTGAAAGTCTTACCACCCTTGCACAAAATTGGAAAGAAGTTGTACCTTTTATAACAGCGGCCACAGCTGCGTTTGGAACATATAGGGTTGCGGTTTATGCAGGATCACGTGCCATGGGAGTGGCAAATGCTACATTAATAAAAGGAACACTTGCAGCCAAACAGAAAACAGCTGCGGATTTAGTGATGGTTTCCAATTACCGCACTTTAACTGCCGCTGAAAAAGGATTGATTGCTTCAAGAAATGCCATGACTACCGCAGAATGGAGGGCATTGGCTGTTAGTGGTGCATTGAACAAAGAACAAGCGTTGAGGTTGATAACACTTGGGAAAATTAAATTAGGTCAGGCAGGACATATTACCCAATTACTTAATATATCAAAAGCTGAACTTCAAGTAGCTATGTCCGCTGGAAAAGCTCGTGTGGCAATGACAATGCTTAGTTATGGAGCCAAACAAGTTTGGACTGCTTTTAAGGGTTTGTTCAATCCATACATGTATTTGTTCGCTGGACTTTTTGCCATTGCTGAATTATGGTATAAGTCCGGGCAAAAGGCTGACGAAATGAACGAGCGTATTTCCGAGTTGACAACAAGAGCACAAGACGGTTTCAAGAATCTAACGAAAGAAGCTCAAAAATTTGCAGATGTTGATCCTTTTAAGGCGAATGATGCCTCACTGATTTCTTCCATTGAAGAAATGAAAACAGCATTAAAGGATTATTCTCCAGTTTGGGCAGACACTTTTAATGAAACGTTTAAGACTGATGATGAAGGAAATACGGTTAAAAGCCTTGCAGAACAATATGTATTGCTTCGGAATGCTTTGAATGATACCAAAGAGGCTTATAGGCTGTTGAATGCCATAAGAGGTACATCTGAATATGCGAATGATGTTACTGATGGTTATTTTGATGAAAGCTTTAGTGAAAATATTGAAGACTACATCAAGGCAGAGAAGCGGATAGACAAGATTATAGACCGTATGGCTGGTAGCTATATAGAGTATTATACTGCAATGCAGAAAGTTATAGCCAAGTATGATGATTTTGCTAAAGTCGCTTCGGGCAAATCATTGAAAGAGCAGCTATCCATTCTCAAAGAATACCCCAAAGCATTGGCCAGCCTGAATAATGAGTTGCCTTTCACTGGAGGATATAGAGAAGATATTTTTCAATTACGGAAAGCATGGAAATACTCTAAACGTGTTTTTGAGGAAGAAGTATCACCGGATATGCAGAGTTTCATATCTGAATATAAGTCACGATTACAGTCTGCCGGTTGGAATTTAGACAATTTGAGTGATGCACAGAAAATAGCTATCAGTTTGGATATAAGTTCTTTCTTTGATACGTTCGAGAAGATGCCGAAATATATGCGAGACTTCTTTAACGAGAAGACTCTTGAAGAAGAGTTTAATATCAAAATTAATGCTGAATATACGGAACCTATTCAGAGCTTGTCTGACTTGCAGAAAAAGTTCAATGAAGCCACAGATGGGCAATTTGAAGCTCAAATAAAGGTTTCTACGGATTCAGAGAAAATCATTGAAGGAATACAAAAAGCGTATAAGGAAGCTAAAGAGACAACAAATCAATTGAAGCCGGTATTGATTAAAGCCGGAATAGATTTGTCTGGTATTGGAGCTATTGACTTGTCAAAACTTCCCGACTGGCAGAAGCAAATTGTATCAGATTATAAAAAGGCTTTCGACACAATGCAAGCCGGTGAGAAAGGGGCCAAAGAAATCGGTTTTTCCCTCACAGATCCAAATAAGGATAAAAGCAAAAAGGATGCTTTTGCCGAAAGATTGAAAGAACGGGTAAACTTACTAAAGGACGCATATTCTGAATATAAGAAGTGGACTTCTCTTGTTGGAAAGAAAGAAGCTGCCAATAAGGTTAAAGGATCGGGTATTTTTGATCCCTTGTTTAAAGGGAAGGAACCAGTGGATATTGACGATTATCGGGATGAGTTAAACAAGATTCTTAATCAGCTTGACGATAAGACAGAAAAGCGTAGGGAATTGAAAGTTTCCATACAGAAAATCCTTTTCGATATTGATGCCAATGCTATGAAAGAAGCTTCGGATAAGGCTGCAAAAGAACTTGAAAGGTACGTATCTGATGTTTCAAAGAAATGGGATATATACAAGCAACTTATCAATGCCGGTGCAAGTAAAAAGGATGCTTCAACTTATGCTTTTGGTTTTTTGACTGATTATGAGAATGAAGCGCAATATTTAATAGATACAGTACAGAAGAAACTCAAAGAAAAGGGTGTTGATCTTCCATTCACCTTGAGTGACGATGAAGCAGAAAGTATATTAGGAGGTAAAGACAGCCCATTATATAAGCAATTTTTTAAGGTGTGGAAGGATGCTAAAGAGGCATTTGAGAAAGATAAGGTAAGTATTGCACTTGATGATACAAAGGTTATTGCCAATGCAAGATCAACGATAGAAAAGATACGAATATTAAGTGAACAGTACGCATCAAAGACAGGATTAAGTGTTGGAAAAAATGGGGAGTTGGTTGGTGATACATCAGGTCTAAACAATGTTCAGAAGGCTTACCTTGATGAATATAATAGGAAGCTGATTGAATTAAAATCGACCTTATTACAATTGTTACCTGAATGGGAGAAAATATTTGGAGATAAAGAGCAACGTTCATTCTCTGATTTGAAAGAGGCTGAACGTATCGCAAGGGAAATCAAGAATAATGCAAAGGTTTCCTATGATAACGATGGAAAGCCCAATGGATTTACTTCTTTTTTTACGAAAGATGATGGTAGTATTGAAAATGTTAAGGGTGCTTATTCTTTGTTGGATAAATTGATAAAAGCCATCCCCCAGTTGCAAGATGCACAGTTGGCTGTAAATCCATTCAAAACCTTAGCGAAGAATGTAAAAGAACTTTTTACTTCTGAAAAAGACAGCGATAAATTGGAAAAGAAAATCGGACGGTTAGGAGAAAGTGCCGCTGAAAGTGCTGATCTTGTTGGTAATTTTGCAGGGCAAATGTCTTCCATGTTTGACGCTTTGGGTAATGAGAGGATGGCCGACACGATGGGTAATGTGCAGGATGCCATGTCTTCTATAAGCAATATCGGGCAGGGATTCGCCAAAGGTGGAATTGTTGGTGGTATTGCCGCTGCTGCCGGTGAGGCTGTGAAATGGATTGGAAAGATAGCACAAGCACATGACAAGAAACTTGATAAAGCTATTGAAAAGAGTAAACTTCGTGCTCAACAGTTGCAGTATATATACGAACAGATTGATGGTATTCTTGAACGTTTCTTAGGTAGTGGCACAGAGCTAAAACTTGTAGATGCGGAAAATGACCGTATCCGATTGAATCAGTTAAATAATCAGATTGAGGAAATACGCAATAAGAGAAAGATTAACATCTTTGATTTGAAGTCCTTGCAGGAATATAAGCAGGAAGTGGAAAAACTTCAAAAACGTGTTTCAGCATACGATGAAGGTGGTGCATACGGGTATCAACGGGTCTTAATGCAAGAACAACTTTCAGAGTTGGAAAAACAACGGCAAGCTGAAATTGACAAGAAGAAGACGGATGATAGCAAGGTGGCTGACTATGAGAATCAGATTGCGGAAATGAAGCAGCAGATAATCGCTTTTGCAGAGGAAACAGCCGAGTCACTTTATGGTATTAATTTGAAAGATTGGGCTTCGCAGTTGGGGGATGCCTTATATGAGGCATGGCAGAAAGGTGAGGATGGTGCCGAAGCTTTTAAAAATAAGGTTGCCGACATTATGGGTGATGTCATGAACTCCATTCTCAAAATAAGTATTTTGGAACCGGCCATGCAACAGCTTCAAAAGATGCTTTTCGGTGAGGACGGAATGAGTGGTTATTTCGGCAAGGATTTCTCTCTTGATGAAAGGGAGTTGGAAAGTATTGCGGACTATCTAATGGGTGTCAGTGAGAAAACCGATGATTACTATTCCATGCTTGACAAGCTGAATAACTATATGGAAAAGAAATATGGAATCAGCATGAAGGAAGAGGAAAGTGGTAGTGGCTTATCTAAAGGCATACAGAATGTTACTGAAAATACAGCTAATCTTTTGGCCTCTTATATAAATGCAATCCGAGCTGATGTAAGTATCAAACGGGAGTATGTGCGCAGATTGGTTGAAGAATTGTTCCCGGCATATAATGTAATAGCACAAGCGCAATTGAAACAACTGACAATGATACAGATAAATACAGCAAAGAATATGGAATTTGTGGAAGAGATCAGAAATATACTGCATAGGAATATAAACGGTGTAAACAAATTTAATGTATGATTATGAACAGATTGAATAGTGAATTGAGAGGCTATGCCGTATCGTATGGCCTCTGCACACAATGGCAAGGTGACTGGCACAACAATAAAAGCCAGCAAGAATTGATCGGAATGTATATACGGGGCATTGATTTTTGTATTGAACACAATTATCCGACGGTGGAATATATAAAAGGCAATTTTGACCGAAGTCTGCTTCATCAAAACCATATTTTTGTTGATGAACCAGTGACCGGAGGCGACAATGGTGTATATGTGTTGAACGGTAAATGTTCAGGCAAACTTTCTTTCGGAAAATTTACAGTTGTTACTCTCCATTTGCGGCATGATAGTGAATTGACTCTTGAAGTGGAGGGTTGTGCCAAAATTTTTGTGAGTGTATATGATCGGGCTAAACTACATGTAAGGCAAAGCGATGTGGCTAAAGTTTATGTATATGTTCATAGTGGAAACTGTAAAATAGAATCCGAAGGCAATGTTATGGTAAGATATAAAAAGAATGGGGACTAACACGTTTTCTGCAATATATTTATTTACAGTATTTTATATTCCTAAATTATTTGAACGGTATCATAAATCGCAACCAACATCTCGTCACAATACGGTAGATACGTGCATTATTTATATTATGTCTAAATTTTAGAGTAAATATAACTGTTTTTATTTGCCGATTCTTACCGTTTGTTACTGATGTTTACCGAATTTATTTTATTGATTTTTAGGTTGTTGTATGGTGAAAATATCGTTTTTATATTTGTGCCGGAAACAATGCTATTAGGTTCATTTCGTGGTTGTCATGAACTGGAGTAAAATATTATAGGGCATTCTCTTTGAGGCAGGCAACCACATTAGGCTTCATCGGGATTTGCCCTTTCTCTTTATTATTATGTCAAGCGTGACTATTATATTAAGGAGGGTTCAGTAGGTACGAGTAATGGCGTATTGGGGTTCGATTCCCTGCTTACTACAAGATCGGACAGAATAATTCCCCAAAAGCGGAAATGTCCGAGCCGCTGATGGGGAAAACATTAACTTTAAGAGCAAAGATATGGAAAATTTTAATCAGTTAATACCTATTGATGAGGGAAAAGGTAAAAAAAGAATAATGACCTCCTTGCAGATTGCAGAAATTACGGGCAAAACTCATTCAAATGTAATGCGAGATATTCGCAATATCCTTGAACAACTGGAAGAAAAACATAAATTCAATTTTGAATTGATGTTCAAAATCACAAAGTTAGGGAATAACGCAGAAAGAAAAGACCCTTATTATCTTCTCACTAAAAAAGACTGCTTGCTTCTTGCAAGTGGTTATGATGCAAACTTACGAGCCAAAATTATTAATCGTTGGGAAGAACTTGAAGAAAACAAGCGTGAGCTTTCCCGTAAAGATCTTGCTTTGATGGTTCTTCAAGCCGAAGAGGAGAAAGAGAGACTTTTATTAGAAAACAATCATCTTTCCGAAACGGTTGATCTACAAACAAAAGAATTGCAAAAATCCGCTCCGAAAGTCAGCTACTACGACAACCATTTGCAGAGTGTGAACACACAGACGAGCACACAAGTCGCCAAGCAGATAGGAATGGATGCCGAAAAGCTGCACAAGAAGCTGAAAGAAATCGGATTCATCTATCGACAAAGCGGACAATGGTTATTGCATACTCCCTATTCTACTTGGGGACTACACTCTACACGTACACAGACGTACACACGTTCGGATGGCTCGATAGGAACGAATGTTTATACTGTATGGACTACGAAAGGTGTACGTTTTATCATCGCATTATGCGAAAGCGGTTGGGACGTAAAGAAAGCCATAAAGCAGATTAGGGGGTGAATCAATACCAGCAGCATAACGTTCATTATTAAGCGATCATTTGACAATCCGTTTCACTCATATACTAAAATTATCAATATTATGGTAATACGATACGATTTTTTTAACAGAATAAAGGACGAAAGCAAACTTGCGGTTCTTTTCAATACATAACAAATAAATTGGGCTGACTTTGGAGCCAGCCCTAATCTTGTCAAAATAGAATAAAACATTCCATGTGTCTATTACTATTTCTTTTTCAATTTAGCATAGTTATATAATGTAAGTGTTTTATCATTCATATTTAAACTAAAAACCATTCTTTTTACATCATTTATTATAATAAAAGTGGTGTAATCTTCTGATGCAATATTATAGTTCCAAGTCCCATTATCAATGTCAAAGTTTTCTATTTTGACAGTTTTATCGGGATTGAATGTAAATTTAGCATCAGAATATCCCCAATTTGCATCTACCCATATATCACTTATACTATTCCACAAATGCGTAACTTTCCATACTCCAATAATATTTTCATCAAGCCACTCTTTATTTTTATCAATATAGATATTTTCTTTCTCATTATCAGATGAACACGATGTAAAAAGCATAGATAATATGCTAAAAATAAGTATTATATTTTTCATTTTAATTCTGTTTATGTTTTGATTTGTAAATAAATGCAGCTTCTGTGATTGTTGCTAATGCTTTCAGTATTGGCATCGCTATTATGTTGGATATTATTCCAGCCAGTCCTATTATGAACCACCCCAAATGACGTTCTATTTTATAGGCTTCAAATTCACATGCAAATAGCGTAACAACAAAGATTAAAGCTGATATGATAAGCATTATCACTGATAAGTCATATAATCTCCTTAATCCTATGACACCACTTCCTGAAAATTCAAGTTGGTTTTCATTATTAGATTCAACTATTGAACTATCTTTTTTCTTCATTGGGTTATACCCACAATACTTGCAAATGGTAAAACTGTCATCATTTGCACATCCACATGATTCACATTTCCACATAACCTATATATCTAAATATTTAATGCCAAAGTAAGAACCTAACACCACTACAAAAAGTACGTATAGTGGTAATAGCCATGGTCCTCCGAAAACACTAAAGCAAATCAGTAGAATCACTACTATCCAAACTAAAACTCCTAACACATAACAATCTCTTTTATAATTTTATGCAAAAGTATTAATAATTAATATGCTATAAATCAGTTCTTCTCATGTTTTTCAACATATATATTGCAGACTAATACTATTATGAGTATGATAATCTACTTAAAAATGTTTTTATGATATTATTTTCTATGATAATATAGAAAATACAACTATATTTGCATTGAAGTATTTTCCATTATTCTTGTAATAAAAGCCATAGAGCTTGTTGTGGAGATTAAATATCTCTGCGACAAGTTCTTTTTTAATATGTGTATATGAACGAACCGTATTCTATTTTGATGCAGAAAACTACCGAGAATGCTCCAGTCAAAGACAGTTTGGCGCATTTTGGAATTGTGTGCACTGAATTTCCGTTCAAGCCGAGTGGGGAAACGAAAGATTTACCCAAACGGGATTGGCCGGATGAAGATGGTGAAGATACTTACATACCCGATAAGCTACCATTAAAGGCATATGACTTGGAGGCCGAGATGTGCTATAAGGGGGATTTGGGTACTGCATATGATAAAATTATGGCTTTTCAAAACTATCTCACGGGAGAGAATGGTGACGGTGCCACTTTGAAAATATATAACTTGCATACGGGTATTGGGCGGCAAGGACTTTACTTACTGGAGGTTGGAGATTTTGAATTTAACAAGTCCAATGTGGATGAAGTCTTGATCTTTCCGGTAAAATTCAGAGTGACTGATCCTCGAACTCAATTAATCCCATCGTATAGTGTTATGGAGCCGACAAAAATAGTTGCATTGGTTGAAAAAGTATAGCTGTATGTCATGGAAAGTTTATGATAAAACAGGCAATACGGTACGTTGTACCTTGAAAAGTTTGGAGTATAATGGTACATGGATGGGTGCGTGTTTTGTAACAAGCACTCTGAAAAGTGCCGTACCCATTCTTTTTGAGATAGGTGACTATGTTATGTACCGTGGTGAAAAATTTGAGATAAACTACGATCCTACGGCATTAAAAAAGGCGGCAAGAAAAACTTCGGGAGAAGCTTTTGTCTATGATAACGTAAAGTTCAACGGGGCGGGAGATGAATTGACACGATGTGATTTTCTTGATTATGTGAAAAGTGATAATCAGATACACTTTACTTCTTTACCTAAGTTCAGTTTTTTCGCTTCGTCTATACAAGATTTGGCAGATCGTGTTCAAGTAAATCTTGACCGTATATATACTGGAGTACAAAAATGGACGGTTGTTGTACACCCTGAATATGTGAGCACTACCAATGTAAACATTGATGTGAATAATATAAAGGTATGGGGTGCATTGGAGTTGTTCAATTCAAAATTTGGTGCGAACTTTATAATTCGTGGACGGACAATAACAATCGGTACTGCCGGCATTGCCGCAGATAATATTTTCAGATACGGGCGTGGAAACGGTCTGTACGAAATTCAGCGTACAGCTGATGCGGATCAGCAGATTATCACTCGGTTACGTGCATACGGCAGTACAAGAAATATGCCTAATCGGTATTATAATAAGGTCTCAAATAGTTCCCTTGCCAATTATTTGCCGAATAATATGGCCGTGGAAAATTTGATGTTACCTGATTTTCCTAAGACAACGCTTGATCCATATATTGACAGCAAGAATATTGCTGTTCTTGGTGTCCGGGAAGGAAGTGTTTATTTTGATGGTACTGGCGATTTGGAAGAGATATGTCCTTCAATGGAAGGTATGACAGCTAAGCAGTTGGAAGATGCAGGTATTCATGTTTCGTTGGATGCCGGGGATAATGGCAATCTTGATGAAGTGTTTGATGCTGAACAGCTGACGGATGATGGTACAATGGATAACCTGAAAGACGGTGAGGATATCCCCCCCTTTACAATTACATTAAAAGACATTGGCTTTGATATAAATGATTATCTGACTTCTGAAACAGCCACCATCAGTATGAAAAACGGCATGTGTGGTGGACGGGATTTTGAAATAACAAAATGTGAGAAGAAAGGCAATAAATATATATTGACCTGTAATCGTATCTATGATGAAGGTTTAAAATTGTATTTCCCGTATAAGGATTATAATATAAGGGGTGGTGACAAGTTTGTTCTACTTTATATTGATATGCCGGACGTTTATATTCAGGCCGCTTCACAACGGTTGCTTGCTGCCGCAAAAAAATATCTTGCAAAGAATGATTATGTGCGCTATTCGTATGAACCGAAGGTGGATGATATTTTCATGGCACGCCAACATGATGAGGCTATCGCAAGGGGAGAGGTGAGTATCCATGATACATTAAAAGAAGGTGATTTGATGTTGTTTACGGATACTGATCTTGGTATTGATGGAAGTATTATTATTGATACCCTTATAATAAAGGAAGGAGAGGGGATAATTCCCCAATATACCATCACCCTTAAAGATGAAAAGACGGTAGGCACATTGGAGAAAATTCAGAATCAGATTGATTCGATAGTAAGTGGCGGTCAAGGCAGTGGAGGATACAACTCAAATCAGATAAAGAGTTTGATAAAGTCTTTTGGGAGCAACTTCTTTCTTAGTAAACTCATTTCAGACACCGCTAACGGTCTGATCACTTTTTTAAAAGGTCTTTTGATTGGTAGGAACGGTAGTGGAATTACTGTGCTTGAAAACGGTATGTCACAGGCTGTTGTTGATTATCTGTATGTCAAGGTCAAAGCCGTGTTTGACGAGCTTGAGGTCAAGAAGAAAACGTATGTAGGTGGTGAGCAGGTGATTTCCCATGCAGGTATGAAATGCAACCGTGTGGATGAGTTGGATGATGTTTACCGCTGTTATTTTAAGGAAGAGGAAGACGGAATTGAGATAGAGAACCAGTTTACTCCGGGATCTCTTGCCATAGCCCAGGAGTGCAATATCAAGGCAGGCGTTTCTCATCATGTCGGCAACCGCCATTATTGGCGGTTGGTCACAGCAGTGGGTGAGAACTATATAGACTTGTCCAAGACCGTATGTGATCCTAATGTCGAGAATGATGTTCCGGTGGCAGGTGATGATATCGTGGGGTTAGGTCATAAGACCGATATCACCCGACAGGCGGCGATAATTCTCTCTTCGGTGAACGAAGTTTCTCCGTCCATCATCATGTATCAGGGTATTAATGATTTTACCTTGACCGGGAAAGATGTCATTTCTTTTGATTTTGACAAATCTACCGGCAAAGTCCGGATGAAGGTGTACGGAAATACGTACATTGGTGACAAGGATCGGACCACTTACATGGAATATACTCAGGATAAAGGTGTTGATATCAAGGGTATGTTTCATATCGAACAAGGTTCCACCGGATGGCGTAACATGGAAGGCTTGCCGGATGAGATACAGGCGGCTGCTGATCTGGCCCAAAAGGCTCAGGATGCGATAGACAATGCGGCTGTCGGGAGTGTCAATCTGTTGCGTAACTCCGGGTTTACGGGAGATTATGAAAGTGAAAAATTGTCCTCTGATACTCAATTGTCTGCTGATACCGAATTATATAGCAAGCAATTAAAGTATTGGACGGGTGTGGCTACTGTATCCACAGATAGTGCTGCCGGCTCTGGGTACTCTGCTGCAATCGGTAGTTTGTCCCAATCTGTATCATTGATTAAAGGAGAAAGTTATGTTATCAGTTATAAAGCAAAGGGTACGTCTGTGTCTGTTTCGTGCGGCTCTTTCAGTGTTTCTCAGCCTCTCACATCCTCTTATCAGAGATATACCCATAAGATTACCTTCAATGGCAGTGGTATATTTCTCATCAGTGGTACCGCAACCGTTTGTGATCTTCAGTTAGAAAGAGGAACCATTGCCACAGACTGGAAACCGTCCATTTTGGATAACGACAAGGCAACAGCCGGTTTTCAGTCAATCAATTATATCGCCAGCGCGATTAAGGATGGATCTGTGGATATCCTTGGCGGTTTGATATTGGCCAATATGATTCAGTTAGGTAACTACAAGGATGGCAAGTTACAGAAGGTCACTGCCGGAGTAAGCGGCATATACAATGACGATGATGATGTGGCATTCTGGGCAGGTGGCACGCTTCAACAGGCTATATTAACCGTAATGAGGTTTCGTAATGATCCTAATTACCAGCCTACGGATGAAGAATGGGCGAATATGGCGAACTTTGTCGCTACTCATGGCGGTAATGCTTTTTTTCGTGGATATATCTATGCTTTGGGCGGATATTTCCGGGGAAAAGTTGAAATAGCCAATGGCAAGATACTGTTGAATGAGGATGGTTCCGGGCAGCTTGCCAATGGGAACATCAAATGGGATGCAGATGGAAATCCTGAATTTGTTGGAAAAGTAAAAGTCAAGTCTTCAAATGGCTATACAATAAGCATTGAGCCGGAAAATGAATATGGAATCCCCTCAATAGAGATGCGTGATAATACGAACGCCTCCCTGATAGATATATCATGCATATACGGACTGAAAGGGTTGATTCCCATGGTTTCTATGTTTGACCCGAATAGTAATGATGTTTTGTATTTCCGCCCGGACAGTATGGTTGTCGAGCAAAAAGGAAGTGACGGTTATATATATCAGACCCAGATAATGGGAGGACGCATAATTATGGTTAAAGGTTCTGAGATTGTATGGGATCAAAACCAATTGCCCAAATAAAATGAAGTGATATGGAACTTAATTCGATAAATAAAACAGGTACTTGGAGTGAGGCGGCAGATCGGCTTAACTACAATTTTAGTAAGACTTCTACCGAGATTGATAAGGTCAAGCAGAACAGTGTCCGCAACAAGGGATTGTTTTCTACGGAAGAAGCATTGCATGCTGCTGTCCCATCTCCAGTTGTGGGCGACTGGGCTGTCGTGGGGGATACCATACCCGGTCCTATATATGATTGCAAGATAAAGGGGAAATGGAGTCCTACAGGAACAACCGGAGGCGGTGGAAGTGTTGACCTTTCCGGCATCTTGACAGCCGAGGAGATAGATGATGTAACATCAATATTATAGGTATGAAAATTAATTATCAGTCCGATTTTAAGATCATAGAGAAGAACTTGAATGGGGATGTGAATACTCCCTTCCGGTTCACTTACCGTACAGTCCTGTCGGGATGTGTTGTTGCGGAGTTTGACGGGCACGGGTACAAGAACTGCCGTAGGCTTGATGATGGTAGTCTGCTGGTCATTTTTGACAGGCATGGACTCCGTCCCGGCACTCTGTCGGTCAAACGCGAATACTATCTTTCTGATGCTGATTTTGCCGATGGTATCTGCAATCTTGTATCGGTGGAGATTACAGGTGTTATCCTCGTTTCCGGCAAGACGGATGAGAGCACAGCGGAGATCATTCCCTATCCGGATTATGCCGCATACAATGCGGTGCAGAGCGTATCTCTGTCAGATCAGGAGTATGATGATGTGCTGAGTGATTTTAAGAGTTAATCAATAATTACATAAAATAACAACAGTCCAAGTTCCGGCGGAACTTAGGCTAAAAATAAGATACATTATGGTAAAAATGCACAAGTTGACCAAAGGCGGACAAACCATTTACCCAGCTACTATAACTGATGCGGTGGTTAACCCGATCAGCCGCAAAAGTCTGGCTACAGAAATATTCGAAATAGACGCTAGAATATCAATGAAAAAAGAATACTCTGTCGGAAAAAACATTATAAATCCATTGAATCTGACAGATGGATATTATCTAGGACAAAACGGAAGCTTAAAACAAAATGCGTCATATTGTGTTACAACTTACATTCGCGTAAAAAATAGTACACAATATCATATCAGTAATACAGGTGTTGGCGGAGCATATCACGTGATTTTTGATGATAAATTAAAAGCATTGACAGCAATTAAAGACGAGACTGTTACCACCCCTGAAAATGCAGTTTATATAAGGCTGTCAATATCTAAATCTCAGTTGGGTACAGCGCAGATGGAGCTTGGAGATGTGGCAACATCCTATGAGCCATTTACCGACAACTACGATAACGAGCAGAAGTTTGTGAAAATTGAAACACAAATGATGACTGATAAAACGGAGCTTAAAACACAAATGGCAAGCGACAGAACAGAACTTGAAATGCAAATTGCGGATAAGAAAAGTGTTTCGCTGGGTAAGAACTTGTTTAACAAATCAACCGTAAAAAATGGGTATTATATTGATGCTTCAGGTAATTTAAAAAAGAATTCGACTCTGTCTTTATCTCACTATATCAAAGTCAATCCAAATACATCATATTATATTCAAAACACGAATACGGGCGGTGCATCCAATGTTTGGTTTGATAAAGAATTCAATGCGATTAAAGAAGCTGCAAAATCAGGCGTGACTACTTCACCGTCAAACGCTGCCTATATCAGATTAAGCATATCAACTGCTGTCATTGATGATGCAATGTTTTTTGAGGGCAGCACTACAACGTCTTATGAGCCATATACAGAAAATTATGATAATGAGCAAAGGTTTGCGGCACAAGAAAAGGAGATAAATAATACTAATACGGCATTGGATACATTACAGAGTCAAATGCCCAAAGTGGTGGTTGGAAAAAATTTATTTGATCCCGATAAGGCAGATAATGGATTTTTGCGTCAGAATGGCACTGTTGCTAATAGCACCACTTATGTAACATCCGATTATATAGCCGTAGAGGGGAAGAGGACGATAACAGCACATCCCCTTGCATTGGGACCAATTTACTTCAGCCAATACGATTCGAGTAAGGAATTCATAACTTCCATTCAAAATGCACAGACCTTAACCGTTACATTGGAAAGTAATACGGCCTATGTCAGAGCGACATTCTTAGCTTCAAATTACAAGACAGAGGGACAGATTGAGTACGGTTTAACCTCAACTGAATATGAGCCATTTCACTATGTGATCAGCGAGGAAAGTTTACCCGGAGGCATAGGCGGCGGAACGACACGGGACGAAGTTAAGCAGATTATCAATGAAGAAGTTTTCCCGGCAAAATTAGTATTGCCGTCCAGTTTGTATTTCAAAGCCAATCGGCAAAATAACCTCTATTATAAGCAGGCTATAAAGTGCTCATGCCATGATAGCTTTGATTTCTCGGTGTCAAACGCCACGTTAAAGGTTTTCGACAGGCAATTGTCAGGAACACCCGCAAATTCATCTGTTTTTAATAATAAGCTTACGCTTCGAAAATTTGGAAAATTGCTGCAAGAGCTGCAAGTCAAATTTAATATAATAGCCAATCCTCCATCTCATAAGACAGTTAAGATATTGGATAGTGGGGATAGTATATCTGATCTGGGTGGCTGGCAAGTTGAATTAAAGAACTTGCTCAAAGAAGATAATGTTACGGTTGAATATATCGGAACCATGATTAACCGCGTTAAAACTACCGGATCTAATTATACCGAAGATATTTGGGGGGAGGTACAGAGTGGCGGGAACATGTCCTTTATCACGGAACCCAAAGGGGCAGCAAAGATATTGACCGTTTCGGGAATAACAGAATTGCCCGTTACAGGCTATCCCGGTACATCTTACTTGGATAAGAATAATATATCTTGGGTGGTGAGAGGATTCAGACTGACAGTAGGGGATGATGGTAGATATAGCGGAAAACTCAAATTGGGTAAATTCAGTTCAGACCCTAATTATGGTGATGGTACGGAAGATGATACGTCAGGAACAGGGAATTTCCCGTCAAGTGGTACAATCACAAAAACACAATCCGCTAATGGTAACACTTTGGCCGGCGATGCTACGATTACATACACATCTGCGGATGATGCGAGGTATAATCCGTTCTGGAATCCGTCAACTGATGAGTTGGATTTCAAATACTACTTCGATTATTGGGGATTTGATGCTCCTGACATCTTCATTCTCCAGTGGGGATACAACGAGGTAAAGTCTTATGAGGATGTAAATTCAGAAAGTGTACAGACAGCCAAATTACGTGCAAAACGAATAATTGATAAATTTCACAACCAGTATCCGAATACTAAAATCGTTTTCGGATTAGAGATTTATGGTGCTGAACTTATGACTTTTTCGGGCGGTAGTAATAACAACAACAGCCCTAAGAAATATAGTGTATTGTCATTTGCCGAAGAGATCATATCACTGTTTGAAGGAAACGATGATACGGGCAATCCTTATAGAAACTATGTTACTCTTGTTCCTGTTTATGCACTGATGGATAACATATATGGATATGGTTCGCTTTCTGAGAAATCACTATGTGACTTATACAGCGCAACTACGACAGTCCTGCAAAATGGAAGAGACGGAGTTCATCCGAGCTATGATAGTGGGGGATTACGTGAAATAGGAAGAGCGTATGAACCGGTTGTATTAGCTAATATAAACCTGTAGAGTAACCCGGAAAATTACTAGTAACACTCAAAACATATGTTTATGATACGAAACCTAATCATCAGAATAATAAACCATCTGTCCGTAGAAGTACATCCGGATGCGGAATGGTTTTAATCATAAGGGCTGACCTACACCAAGATCAGCCCTTTACCCCTAGAACCATTCTGCATCTGGGTGTATCTCCACAGACAGACGGAACATTATTTTAGTGATTAACTTTTTAATTATCATAATTTTACATTTTTGTATCTTCGATGTAAGGATTGGTTAGATCCATGAGAACATATTGAATTAAAGCATCAATAACAACGTTAGCTATCTTCATGCCTCCTGCGGAATTTGGATGAACCTGGTCCTGCAAATACGTTGTGATATTAAGCGTTGATATTCCACTTAATGCATTTACATCAATTACGGGGACGGAATATATTGCACATACTTCTCTTATCACACTCCCGTAATCTTGTATCGTTAATCCTATATTATTTTTATAAGGATAATCAGCATTATTATGAGAGTTATAAAAATTATGTGGTATGCAAGCGAATATCTTGGCATCCGGCAATCTTTTGATAATCTTTCTCAACATTAGCCCATAGGCGTATTTTAAATGATTTTCGTCCTGATCGTCAAGCTCCCCGATTTGGGCATTTGCCGTGATATCATTAGCGGAGGCATATATGACTAATACATCCGTATCGGTCGGAATAGTATTTATTCGGCCGTCACCACACATATTATCCTGTATAGTGATAGTTCCTTCTTCGGGATGAGCGGCATTATAGTAGCCATTTTCGTCCACTTTCTTGGTTTGTGGGGAAATGGATGTAACCTTGGAGCCTCCGATACCTCGGCAATAATGTGTTGAGAATTGAAGATATTTCCACACATACTTCTGCCACGAGATCAGTTCTACGATCGAATCTCCAAATGAACAAAATTTCTTCCCCTTATACGCCATATTGATTATTTCATTTCTATCTAATTTTACATTTCTCACATTTTGCGGATTGCAAGGGTAATAATTCAACGAGACAAACGGGGAGTCCACACTGTTGAAATTAAAAATTATATATTCCCAATTTTTTTCACCTGTCATCACCTCCCTAAAGGTTTTTGTTTGACTGCCCCTATACCCAATCCACGTACCATCTGCTGCATACACGGCAACTGAAAATGCATTGGTAAAAACAGATGTTATGTTGTCAACGATTCTAATCAATCGTGTAGTATTATAAGCTTCGTTTGACTGTAACGATCCATTAACATTATTATAACCATCAATAAGATTATCATTTGTTATCAGATTTCTATCTAAATAAGTTTCAGGAAGTTGTGTTATACCGAATTCAAGCGGGATAAAATTCTCATTGAATGACAGATAATAAAAATCTCTTGCGTTATTATTCCAAGCCCTGCAATATGATGCTTCTGATGGTATTTCTCTTTTTGAGATATTCTTTCCCGTTGAAGCACCCATATTAACCGTGCCAAGCAGCGTGCCATTATCTCTATAAAAATAAACCGAATATGCATTGGTATAGATATACTCTTCTCCTGCCGGTATATCAATTCTTTCTATAACAATCCCATTTCCATTTACAATATTTCCGACTCCGTCTATTGTTTTATTGGCGAGCAAAAGTTCATCATATACCTTGTTGATTGACACATCCTGCAACATGTGTCGTATTGTCATCAAGTCGTTTTTAACCTCTTCAAGAGAGTCAATGGTTAATACTTCGATCCAATTCTTGTCATTTATCCAATTTGAATTCTCTACACTATCAGATTTATATATTTCAATTGTAAACCTGTCTTCGTTTTGATACGATAAGATAAATCCTTTTCTCCGGTTAATACTGCTTATCGACAACCTCGTATTAGATTTGTTCGAATTATACACGACAGAATCGTACATGTAAGAATCAAGCGGTATATAATTACTCGTTTCAGAATTGTACAGATATACCCTATATCTGTTTGTCAAATCTCTATAAGTGAAAACCAATCCGATTTTTTTATTGTAAGTATTCGGCAGAGCATTCCTGGCAGCATCGGGCGTGTTGTAATTATTGCCGGTTATTGCCGTGATGTTGATAAAGGGAAATTTGGTCGATGGCAGCAATGGGCACCAGAATAAATCATCGCTCCAATATTGATCATCCATAGATGTTCCCATATACATTTCAACAGTGAGTTCCCCAGTTGCTCCATTCCTATAACTTAAAATCTTTCCTGTACTTCTATTTTCTTTTGGAATTCCAAGTCTGGTTTTTGAAAAATCTGTATCAAATTGTGTTGAAATGGCACTTCCTTTATTCAACCCCGACATTTCTGTAGCCAGACTCTTACGCGTTTTGGAATTAACCACCGCATCATAGATAGTAGCCGGGTAAATGGTTTGTCCGCCTTTGGTCAGTTTATGCATTTTTACCATAATATCTCCTGTTTTTAGCCTAAGTTCCGCCGGAACTTGGAAACAGTGTTGAAAATGAATGAGATAAGGCTAAACTGAGAGATTGGGTAGAATTATTAATATATATTCGCAATATATATACCTATTTTCTACCGCTCAGACATATATTTTGATTTATTTTGAATTTATTTTGTCATTCTTGTCGGCAAGCTTTTGTGTTTAAATGTTAAATATTGCACAATACAAGAAAATATATTGTGATTTGTTTTGTTATTATATCACAATATGGCATATTTGCATTGTGATAATGAACAACAGATAATAACAAACAAAAATTATAAGATTATGAACAGTTATAATATTTATGAAGAGAATAATGAAGCAACGATATTATATCACGCGATTGCACGTGATGAGGATCAGGTAATGGAACTGGCTAAAGAGGCAGGGATTGATATGGATGGGTTGAGTATAGAACTGGAACGGTCTAATGTAAAGGATCAGTTGGGAAGAGCATTATCAGCAAGAATAGAGGATGCGTTAATATATTAATTATGGCAAGAAGACGATCTATTACCCTAGACCAAGAGTCTAGGGTAATATCCTTGTACAAAGTAGGAATGGCTATTAAGGAGATAATGAAGGAAACAGATATAAAGTCTGAGCAAACGATATATAGGATATTGGACAGCAATGGTGTGCCCCGAAGACCGAAGGTTAATGGTGTGAAAAGAATACTTGTTATGATAGAAGAGGATGTGGCAGCTATCTTGGATAAGGAGCAATCGGTATCATTATATGTCAATGAGGCTATAAGATACTATCACGGTAACCGGCATTAGTTGTCGGTTATTTTTTTATACCGTATTACTTTGCACATAAAAATATGTGCAAAATATTTGCGCGTATCGAATTTAACGTTTATCTTTGCTGTGTCAATTAATCAATCATAGTATTAATCATTAAAACAAAGAATTGTGAATGTACAAGGTTATAGAATCAACAAGAGAAGCGCATTTGGCAAGTGGTTTATCGGCTACGAATCAGCAGGTGGGTGGACTGGATGGTTTACAGTACAGCAGACATGGGAAAAACAATCAGAAAGAAAGCCTAAAGGTTGCTCATGGCAAGCATGGGGAATAATATGCGCAAGAGAAATAAATCCGCGTTTTGGTGCAATAGCCGAGATGCAAGAAGAAATGGACTACTACAAGGATTTGTTAATAAAAAATAAAATAGATTTCATCGGATAGTATGGCAGAAACAAAGAACGTAACATTGAGGTTGCCGCTCGACTTAGCCGAGTGGTTAACCTCTAACGGCGAGAGCGTCAATCAAGCCGTTATCTCATGCGCTGAAACAATGCGCAGAATAAGAAGCGTAAGTACAGGCGAGTTGAAAGGAGTATTCACAGAGAATGAATGGAAATTCTTCGCTGATAGTCTGAATGGTACTGTGGTCAACGAACTATTCAGATGCAATGTATCCGCACTGGTAGCACACTGTGAAGATGCAGAGCGATACGATGGTGCTGCATCCAAGTGGGGTGTAGATATAGTAGTTCTTTGCGAGAGAATAAAGTCGTTGAAAGGCGCGAATATTGATGCACTTTATACACGGGTGGAATCGTTTTGGGCAAACCCTGAAAACATAGATGAATGGGCGAAGTTCTAAAAAAAGAGCCGGGCAATCACTCCCGGCTTCATTGTCAATTAATCCTTCATAGTATAAACTACAAAGAATTGATACAAAGATAGCTATTATTATGATAACATCAACCATGACAGCAGAAGAATTGCTTGACGAAATAAGAGCTGATTATCCAAACGTGCTCACTATCTCCGATGGCAAGGACGCTAAGGTCATCCGGATAATCAAAAAATCCGTTCTGTTTCCGGTGCGTATCCACTCTTTTGTCACTACTGTGCGAAAAAACAAGTGGCTGATATTATGGGAGGCTCACAGCAAAAAAGAGATAGGAGATGATTGCCGTATCTCCTTCGTCTGCTACTACGATACTGGGCATGGCAAGTATGCCTATATGCCTACCTTCGTCAATGGTAAAATGGTTCTTCTTGCGTTTCCTCCGCACATCTTTTCCCGATTTGCCGAGCGGATGGAAATTAACTTTGCAGGCACAAAACTGATAAAACGGTACTTCGAGATGAATAATAGCTATTCGTTTAACTTCTCGACCGAAGAAGTAGATGGTGGGCGCCGTGAAAATGTGTTCGCCACCTGCCGGGAAGGCATTGCGATGGGATTCAAGGCTGTAGGGTTGGATGTCTTTCTCTTAAAAACTTTCATAACTTACGATATGTGCAAAGGCGAACAGATAGGAAATTTTGCAAAAAGTGAGGAGTTTCGCAGACTAGTACACGAAGAAATGAGTAAGGCAGCCCAATAAGTTGCCTTACTTTTACCCTTTCATTTTCATGATCTCCGCCCTCATTTCTATGTAGTTTTGATTTTTCCGAATTGTTTATGCAGTCAATCACCCGGTTGATGGCTATCTATTCGGCAGAGCATTTTATTGCCGGTTATTTTTTATTAAAACTATATTTAAAATCACATTTTGAATTATGTTAACAAGTGTGATTGTTTTCAAGGTTCTCTCTAATTTGTTGGAGCATCCGGAAAGCTCCGGCCATCTTATAGTTGCCCAGACATTGCTTAGCCTGCATGATACAACTTTCAACAGTAAGTTTCAAATCCGGAGTGAAAGCTGCTTTGTTAATCTGCATTTCTTTTGGAAGTTCATTGGCATGGTTATTGAACCATACGATCATTTCATTCAATTCCTCTTCGGAATAAGATTCTTTTTTTTCAGCCATGATACATAAATTGATGTTAATAGTGTGCAAAGATAAAGGAACATATAATTCATGGGTTATCTTTTAACAGAAATATTATCAAAATAAAACCGTCCCTACTTATCACAAGCTGGAACGGTTCAGATTAGTTTCGTTTTTGACAATCTACTTCACATTTTATTGAACAAGATACCAATGGATTTGTTCAAAGGGATTTGCCTATTTCTAAAAATATTTGTTGTCACATTATTACGTATTACAAAAAATGAGGGGTATCGTGCATTACGACAACCCTCCCAAACTTTTATTATAAGATTGGCTTCTACTCCAAAATCACAGGGCAAAGATACGCAAAATTCTATTTTTGCCTGCTGAATATATAATTCTATTGGAAAATTGTATTTTTTGCTATATAAATTTCGATAAAAATTGTATTTCGAGAAATTTCCCCGACTCATCACGATCCGGGGAAGTCCAATTTATAAATTTAAAGTCTTATGATGAAGATTGTCTTTTGCGCCAATGTTTTACTATCAGCATAACGACAATCAAAACGGTTACACAAACACAGGCAAAACCTATTTGTTTAAGCAGCGTGGATTCTTTTTTATCCTTTATGGTTTCTGACCGGTTTTCCTCACGGGTATTGGAAGTGGCTTCCTTGTCAACTTTCACCTCCGTACAGTCTTTGGTTGCAGTTTCCTTCTTTTTATTCTTGCTGAAATCACCTTCTACATGCCCGTCAGCCAATAACGGAGGTTTCCCGGTCAGGCTGTCGGGCGGTTTTCGGGTATCATAGATACGGAAATCAATCACATAGTTACTATTAGTGGTAATAAGTTCGCTCAAAGAGGTACTTGATCCGTGTACGATGTTGATAGATTCACTGGCACTATCCTTGCTGATTACTTCTGTGTCGGATTTGATAGCCTTATGCGAGCTGCCACAGGCAAACAGCAGGAATAGACACATGAAGGGAGCCAGCAATATATGCCGGCTTATCCAGTTCATAACCTTAGCCAACATAAGAGATATTATTTATGCGGTTCATCCACCCCCGTTTGAACTTGTTGTTTGCTGGGCGTTTTCGGCATATATCCTCGATAAAATCAAACCGTGCAATCTTGATCTGGTCAAACAGTTCACGCGGATTACGGGAATTAACTGCGGCAATGGTCTTGGGACCTACAATGCCATCCATCGTAACGCCAATCAGCCCCTGCGGTATCTTGATACCATGCACACCGGATGCCCAGACCCAATCAACCAATATATCAGCAACTGATTGCGATTTTATCTCATCAGCCTTCCATCTGTCCCAGTACATGGTTTTCAAGATTTCCGTCCATTCCTCTTTTGTGAGATTTTTCAATCTTTCAACTGTAGGCTTGGAATATCCTTTCTTTCGGCAATATGCCTCATAGGTTCCGATAGTCACCCCCATATTGGTAGCCCCTCCCAAATCGTCAGGGTCATTTACAAAACCGCCTTCCCATTTCAGTATAAACGGTGCAAGTTTTCTTACGTCAGCCATACTACTCATTAATTATAATTATTCGATTTTATTTTCTTTGAATTCCGGCAGGATATATTGTATGTTAACCGCAGCTTCATGCAAGACCTTATGAAGTTCATCTTCATTCAAATCTGTTTCATCAGTAAACTCACAAAAGATATTTCCAACCCAATCTTGAGATGAATTAAGCCGTTTAATAGCGACGCTGTTGCATCCATTTGTTGATAATAGAGATTTGGCAACCTTATCCTTAACCTGGTTATCAATATCTGAATAGAACATGAAAAGATTCTTTGCGAGATTTTCTGCAAAGACGGCCACTTCACTCATGGGAAGTGATTGAATGCTTTCACGCATTCCGGCTATACCTTTTCGTTTTACCTCGAACTGCACTGAAAGAAAAGCTATATGCCCCAAAGGATGGGGTTGTACGATATATACTCTGTCTGCTTTCGTTTCATAAAGTACACGCCACAGCTCACCGAACACCTTGGCGGAGTTCTCGCTGCGGTGGTAACTTCTTCTTTTCTCTTCTTTTTTAAAATATTCCACTTTTAAATCAGTCAACTTGTTTTTGGTATACTGATTATAGGCGAAATAAGCTGCCAGCAATGTTCCGGCAGCACTAATAATGTTTGCAATATCTATCTCCATTACATTCACCGTTTAATTATTATATGATAAATTATTCATCCTGTTTCCTTTATTTCTCAACAGTTCCTGTCTTTCCTGAAAAAAACGCCGAGAATTTATATATGCAAAATAAATCCATATCCATATTGCTTACTATTCATATTTCACTATCTTTGTCAATACTTTGTTGACCTGATTCTTTCAAAATTATTATTGATTGGATTTAACCTCCCCCCGTCAGACTGTGAAGCCAGATGGGGGATTCCATTATTTGACAGATAGACAATAAAAAAGAGCCTGTCGCGGTATAAACCGTAACAAGCTCTTGGCTTTTATTCAATGCAAAAATAGGAATTGTTTTTATATTTGGCAATAAAAAATAAATAAAAGGATTATTGGTAAATGCAACACTCGTTTATGCAAATGTTTTGTTATGAATGGAGCAGTGATGTTAAGTTTCTGACTGTAGAGATAGTCAGAAACTTAGTTAACATATTAGATTCAGTTAAAAGGGTAAATCATCTTTTTGTTCTCCGAAATCCACAGGTGGTTGAGGTGCGGATGTTTGTACGGATGCAACACTAGATGATGCTCCTTGATAATAGGTTTGAGGCTGTTGTGGTGTGGTAGACTGTCCCGGATTACGGAGTATGGCTTTCCAGCAGATGATGGAGTTAAACCATCTTCCTTGCCATTCATTCGCATTGATATCTATTTCAATATCAACATCCTGTCCAACACCCAGCCCGAAATTCTGAATATTGTCATTCATTACTGAAAAAGCTACTTTCCTTGGATATTGTCCTGGAATCTCCAAAACAAAGTCCTGTCTTTTCCAGCTGTTCCCGTTTTTTGATACACCCGATTGTATCGGTTGTGCCACGATAATTTTTCCTTCTAGTTTCATTGTTATTTATAAATAGTTAAACACTATATGTCCGGCTTTTTCAAGCTTACGGGCATAATTTAAAATACCTTTCTTGGTGCTGAAACTTTCATCGTTCCACCAAATGCCAAATTTTTTGACTTGACACTGGTAACACCAATCTCCCAATAGATTCTCAGATATTCCTATACGATATTTGACCATTTTATTCATATTCATCAGCTGGATTTAATTTGTCTGACTCGTTGATTGCGCAGCTGATAATATCACAATCAGTAAGTTTTCGTTGTATGATAACCATACCTCTTTTGCAATTATCGCTCTGATTGAGGTCACAATATTCCCCTCGATATAAAATATCAGAAAGTTCGTCCAAAACTTTAAATATGTCAGTGAGTCGGAGATATGTTATTCCGATTACTTCTTTATTGTATGGACGGACTTCTTCTATCCGTTTGTCAAGAGATAGACAAGCGAATTCTGCCATACATCTTGTCAGTTCCACTTTGGCAAGCAAGGCACTGTTCCCAACTCGGCATTTGTCAAACTCCATTTTAATAGAGTATTCCATTTTAAGCAGGTCAGGTTGTACTTCATCTGCAACATATTGGTTGGCATCAGCCATGAAAAAAGCCCGGTGTCCGGCTATTTTATTGATTTTCTTTTCATATTGAAGCATCAACTGTTCCAGTTTATTTCCTTGCTGTTTTACACGGAAGCGACAAAGCCCTGATTTACGTAATGCACTTAACATTTCTATAATTAAGGAGCAGACTATATCATTGGTGAACAATATGTTATATATTGCTGCCAGTGTGATGTTTTCAGCTTTCAACTTGTTTGTATTATCTATTTTTCTTTCCATAAATCCATGAAATCTTTAAAGATATATGGCAGGATAATAACAAACACAAGCATTTCTGCAATTAGCATAATTAATTGTCCTGTTCCCATATCAGTCCATTCTGTTTTTGTTATAATTTATTTTGGCTTCAATGAGTGAATCAATGTCACATTTGAAATGATGTAGTGTGCTTAGGGCAACTATTATTACATCTGCCAGTTCTTCCTCTACATCTAAATATTCTTTGATATGTGGGGAACATTCACCCGTACATTCAAAAACTTCGGCAACTTCTTCAAGTAAATCTCGGTAAAGATTGTTGTTGCTGTCATTGTCGGGGTCAATCTTTCCACGTCTTACGGCGCATTCATAAGTTTTCTCTGCTATTTCATTCAGCTTTCCCATTATTAATATGTTTTATCCAGTTGTTATCTTTCTCCAAAAACCATTGCCATCCGTTTTTCGGCTTGTATTTTTGTTTTATATATCTGCGGACAGTGGCGTAATTTAGGTGCAGTTTTTGGGCTGCTTGAGTTATTGAGTCGAATCTGTACCATTCCCCTTCGGGGGTGACTGCGATACATGGAAAGGCGTGGGCTGTTCCGTCAGACCAGCATTTGTGTCCTTTCAGTGCCTCGCTGTGTCTTTTCTTTATCTCAACGGCTCTCTCTTTGCCATAATATTCTTCATAGGATTTTCCCTTTAATCCGTGATGGTATCCCTTGTTAAAAATATTATGTCCATTGACAACCCGTGTGACGGGTATTTCAGGTTCCAGTCTTAATTCCATATAATTTCTTGCTTTTATAATTGTATCTTTTCATTTGATTTTGGTGTATTCTTTGTCTAATTCGTACTCGAAAAAGCCTTTTGCCTTATCGTAAAGTTCGTCCTTTATATCAATAAAATACATGGCGGAAGTAAAAGCTTTTAATGCAGCCTCACGGGCTTTTTTCTTATAATATCCAACCCGTTTGGCAGCATTCTCTTCTTTTCTACGTTCTTGCTGTTCCAGATAACGGTCAACCGCTTCTCGTCCCCAATGGAACATGTCTTCTTTGTCGGCAAAAGTCGCAGACTCTTCACGAATCAACCTTTTTTCCGGGGAAATAACATAGGCTGATATACCTTTGTGTCTACGAATGGAAACGGCTATGTCGAAACTTTTATAATTTTGTTGTTCAACATAGCCGCCAAGAGTGTAAGGAAAGTCTGTTTTTTCTATCATAATGCTTTGATATTAATAAGTGGTACAATCGTATCAATAATTTCTACCGTAGGTTCTATAAGTTCTTTTATTTCCTGAACATTTTTATATGCCATAGGACTTTCGTCCAATGTTCCTTCACATACGGAAGTGGAATACACGTTGCTCATTCGAGCTTTGAATACGTCCATTGATAATTTTTCTTTAGCTTTGGAACGGGAATATAAGCGTCCTGCACCATGTGGTGCAGAATAATTCCAGTCTTTGTTTCCCTTACCAAGACAAAGAAGAATACCGTCTGCCATATTCATAGGAATCACAACATAATCATTGGCATATGCGGCAATAGCGCCTTTACGGATTATCATATCATCAAAGCTGATATAGTTATGGACTGTCTCAACAGATATTGCGGTGTTCCAGCCCAAAGTTCTGATTATGCGTTGTATAATCAGTTTGCGGTTGAAAGCAGCGTATCCCTGTGCAATTACCATATCACATAAATAGTGGAGCATTGCTTCATTTGTGAGATACCCGGAATACCCAGCAAATTTTTCCTTCAAACGCTGTATTTCTGTTTGCATGGATTGTGGCTCAACAGTGGACTTCAAGTGTTGAATTTCATTAGAAAAAGCTTTTTTGTCAAATTTTGCAATTTCTGCATGGTATTTACAGACTTTCACACCAAAGTTGCATGATCCGGTATGTACTGTAAGAAATATATTATTGGTTGACTCGGCACGCCCCAGTTCTATAAAGTGGTTTCCACCCCCCAATGTACCTAAAGAGTTGTAGAATGTGGTTTCATTTATTCCCACCTTTTTACAAAGCTGTGATACGTATTCTTCATTAATAACTGGTTTGCTTAGTTGGTATTTAGAGCAGAATTTGTCCATTCTGATAGATAAGAAGATAAACAAATCCTCCTTTTCTTGTTTGGATAAAGATTGTTGGTTAATCTCAAATCCCATAGGTATGGTGGAACGGATTGCATGATTAATGTCCGGGAAAGATTCTTCTGTTATTGCGTTTTCAATTTCTACGCATAACATTCCACAACCAATATCCACTCCAATATGATTGGGATTAACACGATCTGTAACCGGCATGGTGAATCCAATCACTATGTCTACTCCCTGATGGGTATCAGGCATGATACGAACCGGAACACCGGTCGTAACCGGATTGTTCAAAATATTTTGTATCGTTCCAATAGCTTCATTTTCTATTGTATTGGCAAATATTTTACAATCCTTGCCGTATTTTCCTTGCAATTCAATCATAATCAAATTTCGTTAAGTTTTTCAAGAAGTTCATTTGCACAGTTTTTTGCGTATTATTCATCTTTATCATGGGAGGATTTGACAGTTATCCAAATTCCTGCAAATTTAATTTGCACTTTGTTATCAGAAAGGAAGTATTTTTCTCTGTTCCCATTACGGTTATTTTCTACTAATGTAGTTGTTCTATTGATTCTGTACAGTTTCATTTGTTTCTTTAGAATGATAGTTTCTATCAAGTATTTCAACACATTTTTTTATCCCATAATCGAAACCCTGTTTATAGCCTCTAGTATATTCCCCTATAGTATATATCGTCATTGACAGAAAAAATAGAAGGATACCTACAGGCTTATACCAACCGGGAAGCGAGATGGAAAACGGTTTAAATGTAATTGTTAGATCTCCGACCCATAATAAGGCGATAATACATATGATTGTAAATATAATTGTTTTCATAATCAATATTTTTTTCCGTTCAACTTAGGTCTTAGTTCATTGTATCTCATCTTCTGCTCAATATGCCATAGCAAATCTATGTCAAGATGTTTGGCTAGTGCAAAGATTGAAAATATCATGTCATTTATAATCGTAGAAAGATATTTGTAATCTACAATTGGTTTGATAAATATAGAATATATCGCTTCCGTGAAACTCAATTGGCTGTACATACAGGCAATATCATCCATATATTCGGAGTTAATATCATTACTAGCAGATTCAAGGCTTATCCCCCGAAGTCCTGCAAGATCAAGCAGGCGTATAACTGCTTCGCTTAGTTCGTCTGGAAGTGTATCTTTGATATATTTTTCAAAACAATATTTGAAATTGGCATCATCGTGCGGTTCTTCATTCTCATAAGAAGATTTAAAAGATTCTCTGTCGGCACGTTTCCCTTTTCGGTCCGCTTCCACTGCTTCCATAAGCTCAGAAATAACAAGGCAAAGGCAGTGTTCATTACTCAGCTCCTTATCATGGAAACCGTGCTCGCAAGCGGTCTTATAAGCTATATTCCGTAGTTCGTTTAGATTAATATTATTCATTTCCTTATTCCTAATTTAATTTCTTCATCCTTGATTATTTTCCCAATCTTGTCGGCTTCCTCATACCGTTCCTCTTTTATCAACAGTCTTTGCAATTCCGAAAGCTGGTTAATGTAAACAATATCGTTACGATCTGATACATGGCGGACATATCTTTCTATTTCATCCAGCTTATTCTCCATGCGTATATGCCACTTGCTTACCAAAATTAAAGTAAATGCCAAAGCACAAACATTTAATGAGGCAAGGATGAATTTAAATATTAATTCTGCTATTTCCATAACAATATAATCTGTTAATCAATCAGTTCAAATACATATACGAAAACATAAGGATTGGATTCCCATGTGCCCTTGCCTGATACTTTATCTATGAGGGCGGCAAAGGCTTCACGGGGTGTATCAAATCCATCGTCTTTGTTTCCATCAAATTCATAAAATATAGATGGTGGAAACTCATCATCACCCGAATCTTCATATATCCCTTCTTTCAAGCAATCTTCATCGGAAATGTCCTGTAAACGTTCAACATTGATATCGGTAATTCGGATATGATGGGTCATGAAGTCAGCGCGGACAAAGAGTTTATTACGCCAACCTTTGCTATACTTCCAACCACTAACTAACATATCAAGTGTTTCCAATCCTTGTTCATGGTAAACGGTTTCATAGCTTTGCGCAATGGCAACGACTTCACCAACCTTATATCTAGACAAATGAATTTTATCTTCACAATATGTAAATGGAACAATTCGTCTAGTTATTGTCTTACAACCGTCCAACACCGCTTGTGTTAATCCAAATTTATCATTGAAACAAATCTTTTTCATATTTATATAAGTTTTAATGCTTCCTGTAATCCTGCTTCAAGTGCTTCCTCGTAGGTATTATAACGGACAATAGGTCTGTCAGACAATCCTATCAAGTCATGCCTCGGAATTGTTAGTATATCATATATCCAATAATTTCCATACATATAGGATATTTCGATATGCAGGTTCTTAGTTTCACGTAGCCACTTTTGGGCAACGGATTGAGTAGGATGGGAACATACTTTTATTGGTAACTCGCTATTTGTTCTATTAGTACCATATTGTCTACCATCTTCAATATTCATAGCAATCATACATGGTTCATTAAACCCTTTCTCTTTCAGCAGTTTAGCAGTTTCTAATGTTACAAGTTCTTCGGTCATAGTTATTCTCCTTTCTTCTTTTCACATTCTTCACAATGCAGCTTGTAAGCATGGGCAAACATAGGATTCAATCTCTATGCAAAGACCGTCACCCGGCATATAGGCACAACCTACGCTATCGTTCCAGTTTATATGTTTTTGGGCTGCTTTAGCTACTTTATCGCAAGCCAATAAGTATTCAGCATATTTACTGTTTGCTCTTTTTATTTTTTTGAATAGTATATCGTTCATTTCTGTTCCTTTGAGAGTTATTCTTCTTTCAGTATGCTATCAATCAAGCCGTCTATTTCCTGATCTGATAGAAATTGCTTACCTGCGTCCTTTTGCTTCTGAAGTTCAACTTTAAGCCTATTCTCTATCCTTTTCAACGCTGTACAAGTGTTCTCATCAGGATAATACCAGTCGATAGAACTAAAAATAATTACTTTAATGTGATCTAATTCTAGGCTATCTGGGCAATGCTCATTGAGAAAGTATAAATCTTCTTTGATTAGTTTCTCATACGCCTCCTTGCTTATTTTTATGTTCATATCTATATCGTTATGAATTAATTGGCAGTTTCATAAAACACATCCATATTGTCTTGCTCTGTCTTCCAGTGGTATGCCCAAATAGAGGTTTAAAAGGGATAACAGACAATACATCCACTGTTTTTATTTCACTCTCATTCCATTTGAATACAAGAGTGCCGTAAGGCTTCAAGACGCGCATACACTCAGTAAATCCATCGTGTATGAGTGACTGCCAGTCTTTCGGCAGTTTTCCGTACTTTTTAGCCATCCATGAGGTTTCACCAAGTGTTTTCAGGTGCGGTGGGTCGAACACCACCATGTAGAAAGAATTGTCCTCAAACGGCAAGTTGGTGAAATCGGCTATTATATCCGGTTTTACCTCTATGGTTCTGATCTTATCTCTATCCTTGGCTGTTACTATCTCCGATCTCTTATCAACGAACAAGGCAAAAGGATTATGTTTGTCAAACCAAAACATCCTACTGCCACAACAGGCATCTAATATTATTTTTGTTTCACTCATTTCTATCTCGTTTTGCTCTAATTTATTCTAATGTACTTACCTGCAATATCACAAGTTTTTATTACCTCCGCATTATCCTCACCAAAAGCGATGAGAATACTGCCACAGCCGGGAGAATCCCCACGAGTTCCGTCTGGACGGAAAAATCTGATTCGGTTACGCAAAAACTTCATCGCTGTTGCCTTTTTGAAGATGATATCCTGAAACATCTTTGAATCGCAGCGATTGAGAAGTAAAGCAATGCCGTTTCCATGTTCTGCCATCCGTTTAACGAAACATTCTATAAGAGGACGGGAATAAGGTGGGTTCAACCAAACACGACCTTTCCATTCCTGTTTTAATCCATCGTCATTTTTGTTGTACATGACATTTGCCGTTTTATAGGGGGGGCTACTGGGGCACATGGGTCTAAATCAAATTCACCCAATGCGTCTATAATTTCTTTCGGTGTGTACCATTCATCGGTACTATTAGCCGATTTTTCAAAAGTTGTATTCATTTCTATACTAGTTTTGAGCCTAATTAGGCTATATCGTTAATACTAATTTCTCCTTTCAATACTCGTTCTACCTGTCTATCGATTATCTCTTGAAACTCTATCTGGCAGATAAGCGAACAATCCGGTATAATCTCTTCTACTGGGTCGCCCCGCCACGTTGGTAGGTCATCAAGGAAGATACGACCGTCTTTATCCTTTAGGCAGGTAGCTCCAACATCACGCTCAATCTGCGCCATTTGAGCAAATACTTCCGGAAAGTCCTTCCGGATTTTATTCCAGTATCCCATTCCACCTTTGACACAACCGATACAATTATTGTTATTGTAGCCCATCTTGTACATGGCAGGGATTTCAATGCCGGCTTTCCAAAGCATTCCCATCGCATCTTGCTTGGTTATCTGCTTTTCAATAAGTGGGAACAACGGCTTTGTATCTGGATATTGTTGCTTAAAGCGGACAGCACGGTTTATTTCTTTCGGGTCAAAGTCGAATCCCCAGACTTGACCGTCCCAAGAACCAAATTCCTTCTCCAGCTTGTAGCGGACTTGTTTCTTTAGCTCGAATGTGCAAGCTGCACCAGTAGGACCATTGATGTACCGTTTTTTAATCAGTACATCTTTTACGTTGAAAAACTTATCGCTGCGAATGGTATGAATTGGCTGCCCGTACCATCTCTCGCAATCTGAGATAAATCGGATATTATCTGGATGCCCAGAACCAGTTTCGATGTAGTAAATCTGCACATCATCATACAGACTTAGTGCTATCTTACAAGCGACTGCGGATGTTACACCGCAACTAAACCAAGCTATTATCATTTTATTCCTTGTCTATATCGTTATGAGTCTTCAGACTACGTTAATATTCAATTTGTCTTTTATGAAGGATAGGATGTGTGCAATCACATCGACCGTCCACCCGTTGCCTAACATTCGGTACTGCTGTGTGTCGCTGCATTCCCATTTATACCAATCGGGGATCGTTTGCAATCGGGCACATTCGGTTGGGGTAAAACGTCTAATTTCTCGGACACATAGTTGTGAACTTCCGTCATTACTATCAGTACGTGGTTCAAGCTGTTGGATATTCTTTTTCCGCTCAGAAACCTCACCGGCTTCATACTTTTTCCGTATCTGTTTTCCATATTCGGCCCTTCTTGGTGTAAGACAGGCTGATTCACGCCCTCGCATGGCAACACATATCAGATCCATATCAGAATGGTTGCCACCCGAATGTGCACCGGCGGTAAAACAGGAAGCCTTGTTTTGGTCCTTCTTAATTTTTCCGTCCCTTGAAATCTTCACATAATTGTCAGCATCCCCCATTTTATGAACACGTTGATTGATTGTCCTACATTTCACTTCATATGGAAATTCAAATGGTTCAAACTTACAGGGGGAGAAAGTTTCCGTTTCCTTTCTTGAGGCAAGACAGGAGACCATTTTATCACTTAGAAAAAACTTATCGTCCACTTCATCTTCAAGTATATCTTTCAACAAGATTCCTTTATCCACAGGCTGCGGTATGTCCGAATGCAGCTCACCAAACAGTCCATCTCTCCTTGTCTGGATATTCGTCCAATATATACGCCTCCTATTCTGCGCTGATACCAAGGCGGAGTTGATGTGCACACCATATACACCGATAGCCTCACTTAATACCCTTTCCCATTTCTTGCCCATTTCTACGTTTTCAAGAAGAAATAAGACATTAGGATTGTATTTCCGTATATCGGTTAGGATACGCATATACTCCCAAAACAGATAAGACTCTCCTTCGAATTGAAAGCCTTCCTCTTTTAATTCCAAATAGCGATTCAGAGTGTATATCTCTTCCTTGTCGATAGTGGACATCCCAACACGTTTGCCGGCAAAAGAGAATGACTGACAAGGACTGCCACCTATCAACAAGTCAATTGGTTCCAACTGAGATACATCTACCTGGGTGACATCTCCGAGCTGAATTGTGTTCGGGAAGTTCAGCTGTGTCTGCTTGATGGCGTGCTTGTCTACTTCGGATGCATAGTACACTTCCGAGATAATTCCAAGCTGCTTTAAGGCTATTTGTCCACAACTCATGCCATCAAATAAACTAAGTACTTTCATTCCTTTTTTTCTAGTTTTACTCTAATTGATTTAAAAATATTCACTACAAACAAATCCCTTTCGCGGGGTAAAGTCTTTAAATTCACAACTTCTAAAAATCCATTTCTTATCAGCCCAACTGGCTAAATCCCTTTGCCATTGAGGTATAATCTGACGAGGGTTATTTAAATCTCTGTAAGGCTGACAATGCGGTAAGAACCGACCGCCTTTCCCTCGCCAATGATTAACCCGACTAAATGCTTCCTTGAAATCATCCATCAGGATGCAATAGAAGAAATACTCACCCTTGTAACCATATTTATCAATCAATGCCGTGGCCCGTTCACATTCCGCTACCTGTCCCGGTGTATCGCATCCGAACCGAATGCGCTTTATCCATTTTACCTGTGCTAGCAACTGAGCTATATCATCCGTCACCAACCTTGCGTCCAATCCCTGATTGAAATCTACACGAAGCTTCAGCTTGATTATCTTTTCTATCTGTTCCAGTCCGTAATCAGAAGCAAGTACATTGTTATCCATGAGGATAATATTCTTTCTACCGTCAATGGCTATCTCTTCGATATCCATATAAGGAGCAATCTTACCTTCTTTCTTGGGGACCACACACCACTTGCATCGGTTGGGACACCCACGAGTAAGGAAACCATAAGCTGTTCGAGTATCAATCTGAGGATAGAGGTTATAATCTGGCTGCATTCGGTCAATTTCAGGCAGCAGTATTTTAGCTATATCATAACCTGTACCGCCTTTCTCTATTTGGTTAGCATTGATATAATAGTTATAGTCGGGTGTGAAAGTGAAAACTTTAGCTGCATATACTTTTTCATATTCACATAGTGGATTATACCATTCCACTTGATCGCCTCTTGCTTTGTGGTAAGCACTGATCTTCATAAGTGCCAAATTGGGGAAATTGCTATCAACGGCTAAAATTCCAATATTCATTATTCTTCAGTTTTTATTAACACTATATATGAATATAGCACAAAAAAACCGGATAAATTATCCGGAAGAATCATTCTTTTACGACTGTTTTCTTTTATAATATTCCTCCTTCCATTTTTTGAAGGTTACCTCTTTGTCATTTGATTTCATCATTTGTATGAATGATTGATGGGATTCTAATAACGCTTTGGCTTTTTCATCTCCATTTTCTATTCTTTCGGTCAGATGTTTGATATATTCTTCATAGAACATTCCATGGCTATTGTTATTTTGTTCATGGGCTTCATTAATTGAAAGAGAAGAAACTATTTCATCACGCTGTGCATCATATTCATTTAACCATCCGAGAATGACGTTTCCGTCCAGCCTGTCGTAGACCTTGCCGGAAACCATAGCATTATGGAAACATAATTTGATTTCCTCCAATTTGAGATAATAGAACCTGTCTATTATTAAATCTGCGGTAAGTGCTACTTGAACATCATTCATCGTTTTTCCAACATTGAAAAAAGACACAACTTCCTTAATTGCAATTACCACTATGGCTCTTGCACCGTCCCGTGTGATTTCTTTTTTGATAATGGAAAGTGGTAGGTTGGGGGTGTCCATAATCGCTCCCTTAATCGAACTTGCGTGCAATTCCCTGTAATACTCCTTCCGCGAGGTCAGCAAGTTTTTCAACGCTTTCTTTTCGGCTGTCGGGAGATTGCTTTTGGTTTGTTCTAAATTGTTTTCCATATTTGTTAAAATCATTGTTAGACCATCTGACTAGGCGTTTGGAAACTTCGAATGTGCGTTCCTTTTCAAAACGCATCTTCCGTCCTCCGCATTCAGTCCAATACTCGAAAAAGTCCTTCAACATATCATCAGGGTATTGCCCTCTGTACATGAGAACTTCACTTCTGAATTTGTCTTTCCTTTCACAAAGAGAATCCTTGTTTAAATTCATCTTATTGCTCAATCCAGCCATGAATGCTTGTTCCAATGTTGCATCAGGATGATCCAGACACCATTGGGCTGCTATTTCTTCTGATTTCATTTGAATTATAATTTAAATAACTAATTAGGTCTTTCATCATTCCACTTCCCATAATTCAGCCACTCTTTTGAACTCTTCATCAGCCGGAACCGGGCAATCTTTGATCCATTGCATATCTTTTACTTTCCATAACGAAAGGTCTGTGTTGTCAGGAATATGCTTTTTAATATCAGGAAAAAGATTGAGTCGAAGAGATTTACTTTCCATAAGTTCATCTTTGTAATTCAACAAAAAATTATTGGCCTCCAATAAACTATGAACATCATTAACAGAATGTGGAGTATAAACAACTCCATCAAAATATCTGATATAATCGGGAAGTATATCAGCCAGTGCTGTATATAGAAATAATTTTCCTTTATTGCCATAGGCCAATTTTTGAATGGTTTTGATACTTTCAGCCAAATTTGCCAATTTTTCAGGAAACAAAAGTGGTTCTCCACCAGTTATCATAATCTCTTTGTAGTTAAAGTGTTCAACAACTGGTAATTTTGAAAAATCCCATGAATTGTTGCAGCACATGGGGCATTTGTTAGGACATTTGGTTGTAACCAATAATCGTAGTTTATCCATTATTCTTTTTCTTTAATTCTACCATATTCGCATATTAATAAGGCATCGGAAGTTGCCAATGTAACTTTTGCATACGGAAACAATTGTTGGGCTTTCTTCTTTAGGATGTTTTTCCATTCTGTTTTGCTTAACTTGTCAGTATTCCGTAACCCTAAAGCCTTTTGCCATATTTGTGGAGATACTGTTACTGTTGGAATTCCACAAGCTATCAATCCCATAGTGATTTGTCCGTAACCTTCTCCGAAAACAAAGGAGGCAGAGGCGCTTTGCCCTGTCATGCCATTCACTCGTTCCAAATAACAAACGCTGTTCTCTTTATATGTGGAGAGGAAATCTAATAAGTCTTTGGGGGTTGGTGGCATTTTGATACAGTGCACTAATTTGTCGTATTCAGTGTCGTACACGACGATTCCACCATTCTTGCCAACATCTATACCTATGATTCTTCGTTTCATAACTTATGTGCTTTTATCTACAATTTTTTTGAGTTTAACTATGTCTTTCTTCCCAAGTCTTAGTGCTTCACAGGTCTTTATGTCGGAAGGTGAGGGCTTACAATTTTCGGTTATCCTTTCAAAATGTCGGATTAGAGATTTTAGAATATAGTCGGGAATTTCAACTTTCATAATAATATTTTCCAGTGAAACAATAAAAACTTCTTACAGTATCTGCCACCGTGGAGCATTGGCAACGTACTCGGTTTGACTTGTAAGAAGAAAAAAGGCGTGAGAGTGTGTTCCCGGATAGGCGGTCAGACCACACCGGGAGAAGCTGATTATTAATCGGGTTAATAATTATTATTTTTCGATTTTAATTAAGTCAGGGATTGCACCATAAATTGGCACACTTCCATTCCATTTGTCTATGAACTGTTTATATAATATTTCTTTCGTCAAACCTCTTGACTGAATTAGAGCCTGTTCGGTTTTCAACTGTTCCAGCTCGTTGCGTTTCTTCTGTTCCTCAATCTGTTGGTCCAGTACGGATATATTGGTATTCACTTCATTTCGGCTGTCAATCTTCTCACGGACCTTTTCGGAGAACTCCAACTGGGCAGAGAATGTGAGCAGTTGCAGACCTCTTTTTTCAAACTCCCTGTCGACTATCTGTTCCAACCGTTTTTCAAATACCAACGAGCCTCCGTCAGCCATCAGGCTATCGGTCTTATGCTTCCGGCTTTCCTCCTTTGTCAAATCATATATACGTGGTTCCAAAATGTTATCTTCCAACGAAGACATGAAATCACTCCCACGACCAATATGCTTGTTATCAAAGACAACATCAATGGCACGATTCTTGATAACTTTATAGCTATATGTGGGACGTGCCTTGAACTCTGTATTATCGGCTGCTTTCAGTGTGACAGCTTCGGCAAATTCTCCACGCTGATCGAATAGCGGAACTTGAAAAAGCTCTGTGCCTAATTCCCATGTAGATACCTTACCGGAAACGATTTTAAAATCTTCTTTCCCTTGTTTGCCGTAGTTCTCCATAAGGACACCGGCATAATTGGGAGCAACTCTTTCGCATGAAGCGAACATAACCAAGGTCATACAGACCAACATCAGATTAATCAATCTTTTCATTTTTCAAAAAATTAAATAGCTTGTAAATAAAGAAAATCATTGTGGCTGATATTATTGTTACGCCCAGCCATGCGTGTAAGTGATTGAATACCCTGTTCCCGACAACAATTCCTATTGTCAGGAACAGGATTAAATAAATATACTTTTTCATACCACTTTCAATCGAAATTGAAATTATCCTCACCGTCCGGCTCTTCGTCCGGTATGTCATACCCAAAGTCCATCGGGATGAACCAGTCTGAAATATATGTCTGGCTGTCCATGGTTACTGTTCGATAATGGCTATTTCCGGTGCCAATTTACGAATTAACAACAATTGTTCGTCAATGGCCTTGTTGCGTTCTTCCTCCACTATCACTTCCGCACCGGGGGAGCAAAGGGATAATCGAATATTACGCCCATCCACATCTGCAATGATTTCCACTTCAATTTCTTCTGCCGGACGACCTTTGAAAATCGGAACAATAAGATTGAATGAAGCCGGAAGGTTGGAGTTGACAACTTGGCTATAATTGTCGGTGCGACTACCGTTGTCCTGACGGGAATTTTCCACTTTTGAGTCGATGCTGGCTTTGAAGTTCTTCAAGACTGTTATCAGTTCCATGTTGTATTGTGCATCCTTGAAGAAGGCACGATTCATTTTGAAGAACTTTGAAAGCTGCACCGGTTCCCATATCTTGCTTGTGTTAATACCAAATTCAAGAAACTTGGGATAGAATTTCAACTCACCTCTCACAGTAGCTTTATTCCTACTGTCAGTTTCATTGGTGACAAGTTTGAGTGCCATTTTCTCCCGATCAACAAGAATATAACAACGTTTCTGATTGATCTGCTCTTTTTCAGAGATTCTTTTCAGAAGAAATTCATAGACACTTCCGATAGTTCCTGTCAGTTCCACCTTATCAGGCTCCAATACCGGCAGTTCATTTTCTTTGTTGAGTTCAATAACTCTAAGGGTTGCTTCGGTCACGCCCGGAGCAAAATTTACTTGCATTTTTTCGTTTTCCATGTTGTCTTATAATTTTTTAGTTTTGTCTTTAAATGATTTGGCTGGTCTGAAATGTGGAGTATAATGCTCTGCTATGACAATTGTCTTGTTATTGCGCAGGTCACGCGCAACCTTTTGTTGGTAGTGTTTTGGATACAGTGTGCCGAAACCTCTGATATAAAGAGTATTTCCACTGGTTACAGTATCCATGGTTTCTTTTAATGCTGCCTCTATGACAGCCCGGACTTCGCAAATGCCAATACCTGTTGATTTGGCTACTTGTTTGATAAGTTCTTCTTTTATCATAGCTTACCCTCCGTTCCTGTGGATTCAATGTCTTCAAAAACTGTTTTCTGCATCTCTTGTGCTTCCATGGGGCGTTCTTTAACCAAATCGCCATTGCCATTGTAATATCCGGTAGTACGGGTGCTACGATCCATGAACTTGAAGCATTCATCTGTAATTTCCTCATAACCACGCTTTATATCGGTAAGTAACGTTTTTTTACGTTCCTTTTTAGGTTTCAGTTTGTCCTTGTATGCTTGCATGAAAGCTTTCTTTTCTTCTTCCAGTGCTGCCATGTCGAGGTCAATATTTGCCAATTCCGTTTTTCGTTCACCCATCTCTTCTTCACTGAAAGGGGAGGTATAGGTGATTCTTTCAACCGCTGCGCAATTGTCCTCCAGTATTTGTCTGCGGAGCAGCGGATTCTTGTCTTTGAATAGTTCTTTATCCATATTATAACGGTTTTAAGTTGTATCGGGCGGAACCGACAAACGGCTGTGGGTTAGTTCTTATTTGTGCTTGGTGTATATCATCTGTGTGATGATTGAACAACCGAGGCAATCCCGTAACCTTGTCATACACGACTAGTTCGGACGACACATAACAAATAAAGCCTTTCAGTCGCTCTTTTAACCATGCGTTCTGATAGGCTCTGCGTTCACGATATTCTTGGTAGCTCATTCCCTTTGGACGGGCTGTGAAAAGAGGGGTATAATTTCTCGACTCCCCTGATTTGGATTTACTCTTTTCCATCAATCAAATTTTTATATTGTTGTTCAGAAATAAATTTGATGCAATTGTTGTATAAGGTATTATCGTTTATTTCATACGGGTAGTCCACGTTTGGATCATCTATATTATCCAAAACTCCTACAACTGCTACGTTTTTATCATTGTCATTCCATACGATAACGACATCACCGACAGTCGGAATATATTCGGGCTGTAACTTCTCAAAATCGAAGGAGTAATGTTTCTCTTCTTTTAAAGCAGCGAGCATTTTTGCCTTTTCCTCTTCTGTCGCTTTACGAAATCCCTTCATGCCTCCGATACCTGCTTCGGGTGTGAGTTTTACAAAAACTCTGTTACCTTCATCATTGGAAGGAACATAGGCAACGAAACCGAAAGGTACTTTTATTGCCGGTAAAAAGGGGAGTAAGCTTATTTCTCTGATTTCAGAGAGAATCATCATGCTGCCACCTCCTTTATTCGGATTGATAATCACGTCACCGGGAACGAAGATTTCGCCTTCGAATTCAAACTTCTTTTCCGTCTGATTTTCTTCCTTTACAATTTTAACATTGTGTCCTTCGGGCACTTCAACTGTCACTTTCATGTTAATTTGATTTTAAATTGTTTATTATATTCTGTGTATTTTCCCGGGCAGGTAGTTTCTATAAATCCGTTCATTGTAGGGATGCGGAATAATCTGCCGGATTTACGAAGTTCTTTTTCAAGCTGTTTAGCTTTGTGTAAAGCAGCCAAAGAACGTGCTTCATTCTCAATCAATTCTTTGGCTACTGTGATACTGTTGCTGATTTTCTCACATGAACTCATCATTTAACTTCTTCTGCGTATGGAGTATCGTCTTCTTCAAAATCGTCCGGTTTTTGGCCTTGTGTCTTTCTCCAGTCCTCAAACATTTCATCATCCAACTGGCTTTCTGTTTCAAGGACTTTGATCATGGAATCTGAAATACCTGTTTTGGGCAAGAATTTGAAAGCCCAGTTCACGATTGTTTTTCGAGCCATTTCTTCAAAGTCTGTGTCCCACGGAGATTGCTTGCCTTTCTTGACAGCCTCACTACGACTTTTGATTTCATCAATACGGGCTTTGGGCATTGCATCGAATTTCACGACACCCGAAGTCAAAACGGCAAAATAGTATCCTCCAAGAAGATCACCACGTTCCCCGAATACATTAGGTTTATGGATGATAGTGCCACCGGTACCTTTTGTCATGCTGAACTCGTCATTAGCATAAACTAAATCTGAATAAATATCCTTTACGACACCGGTGCGGATCAAAATATCAACTTTCCCCATGTATGAAGCTTGGAACTTCACTTTACCTTTGTACGGTACAAGGTATCCAAGTCTTAGTTCTGGGTTAAGTGTCAGTCCTGTGAGAGAAACGTTTTTGATTGCTTCGACAAGATGGTCTGGATATTGCCGGGCACAGTCAATCAAATAAGGATTATTCAACATTGCCTGCATAGCGAAATTGACTTCACGGGCGAATTGCTGTTCTGTGCCACCAGCTGCTATAAATGCCTTTTTAGGGGAGATAAAACAGCTTTCCAATCCTTTCAGTTGTACTGGAAAGGCTGGTGGGGCAGAAGGAACGGGCGGTTGTGGTGTGGAAGTTGTTGGGGAAACCGGTTCTGTTTTTGTTGGTGAAGGAGCATTGTGTTGTTCCATTCCCAAGTTCCCTTGTTGGGGGGATTGATTTTCTGTTTTGATCATTGTTCTTGATTATTATAAAAGTTAAACATCTTGTTCTTTTCAAATGCAGGTGTGTCAGGCATCATTATTCTTCTGCCTTTATATCCGGGCTGGATGAAAATTTGTGCACCGTCAAAATCATTGTTTTGTGTACAGTAAACATGTTGGTCTAACAATTTTTTGAATGCCAATGCACTTGCGCCCATCTTTACAATGCCATCTTCCAAATGGAAAGCCCAATTAGCTGCACTGACAAATACTGCATCATAGGGAGCTGTCTTTTGTTGCATAACCCAGTAGAACTCCTTCCATACTCCAGTACGTTCATGTTCAAAAAACTGGTAGAAGGCTGACGAAATACCGTAATGAAATTTGGCAATAGTCCGGTTAACTGTTTCTTCATGAAGATCATCAACCGCCAATGTTTTCCAGTCAACAATTTTTTTTGCCGTTTCCACATCAGGGCGATATTTGAACTTGCATCCTTCGTATTCAACGAAATGGCTAACTTCAGCTTTTCCCCATTTTAATATCTGTCTGATCTGTTTGGAGGTGTCTCGGCAGTTATTAAGAAGTTCATAAACCATTGTTTCAACCAATTGTACATCGGCTGTGCTTGTCAACGTTTTACCCGGATTTGACTCTTTAGCTTCTATTAGTGCAATCTGATATTTTTGGGTATCTCGTCCATACGGACAGCCGGTTTTAAGATTTATAGGCGGCTCAAATACAAGAAGGTTGTTTCGCCACTTGTCAAGTTTTCCAGTATTAACAAGGCTTTCCATTGCATCATGGTACAGTGAACCTTTTTCAGAGGCTTCAATACTTATCTCAAATAATTCCGGGTGCAATGCCTTGTATCGGGCAAACTTTGGGGACACCATATAATCTTTAATCTGCGTACTACTTAGGAAGTCTTTGAATCTTTCTCCACGATGGTATTCTTCATTTGGTAGATCGTAAATTGTATCTTTTATTTTACTCATATAATGAATTTAAAGTTTAAAAAAACTCCCTACTTTCACAAGCAAGGAGTTAATAACTAACCAAAAAAAACTTATTCATCACTTTGTGGCTTATCACAATGCTTTTATCAATTCCTCTTTGGAAGGATAGCAATTATCTTCTTTGAATGATTCTGATGACATGATATCACCTTTTGGATAATAATATACATCCGTCTTTAGGTTGTTGGCATAAATATTAATTAGCCCAACTTCAAATTCATAAGTTTTACAATCTTTGATTGTCCAAAGCTTATCTCCTACATTAAATTTCGTTGTAATATCCATGTTTTTATTATTTAAAAATGTGTTCCCGTCCGCGTTCCGATGGATTGTTGGCCGTAGCTTTTTAGCGGTGACCGCTTCTTGCGAAGCACGGGTATATATCATTTAAAGTATCTATTCAGTTAAGAATGTATTTATAAATGCCCTACGTTTACTTTGTCATAATATAAGTTGTTTTTGATAACTTAGTGATTCGTGTGCTGCGTCCTCTTATTGGCAGTCCGTATTCATACTCTTTTCACTAATCCGCTTTGGCTACTTTGTCGGTCTATTTCACCTTTTAGGCAAGCGGTAAACCTTGTTTAAAGTCTTTATCTTTTCAGACTATACAATATGTCAAAGAACGGTTCTTTTAGTTCCCGGAAAGATGATCAGACCCGTCCGGGATTATTTTCTTTCCATGAATTTTCTCAAAGCTGATTTGGTAAAAATGAGAATCTTGCCATTTCTGGCGTGAGGAATATCATGTATTCGATTGTATAAGGTTTGCAACTTCCATCCGAGAAATGCAGCAGCTTGTTTGGCATTCAAATATTCTTCGGTTTCCACAGTCACTATTTCAGTTACAGCCTTTCTTACATCATTGCGAATAAACTTGTGCAGTTCTTCTGCAATCATTTTGGCCTCTGAACGGTTCATTTCTTTATCGCTTCGATAGTTATCTGATTTTTATCTTTGTCGATAGATATTGAATATCTTTCAACGTCTTTACGGGGGTGGTAGAAGGCAAGCTGGTAGGCGTAACTTCTTGCGTTGACACAATCCTTGTAAGAGTCAAGTTGCATCACTTTGGACGATCCTGGCTTGATGCTTAGAATATCTTCTTTTGTTACTTTCATATTATTTTCTATTTTACACTTAAATTTTCCACAAAAAATTTGCATAAAAGAAAGCTAACAACTACATTTGCCAATGAGATATGTGGTAAGTGACTTTTGAAGTCGCTAGCTTTCTTATTGTTCAAACTTACATTCTTTGTTTGTTTGACGCTGCAAAGATAGTCCTATTATTTTGACTAAGCAAATAAATAGTCCTAAAAATTAGACTATTTATTGTGTTATAAAACATGTTTCTTGTAGTATGTTGATAATAAGATAAATGAGAATAATGGTAAAGTCTTCATAATAGCAAATGTAGTAGCGATTGTGTTTCCGGTTATGTAGTGTTCGTATGCGATAAGCACATAGAGGCAGACTGGATGGGGATTTTGGTAGGGATTCTATCTTTGCTTGTAACAGTATTGATTGGAGCATATGCAAAGTGGTAGAAGATAAGGATAAAATTAAAAAAGAAGTCCTTGAAGAAGGAAATAAAGAACTTTTGGCATTTTGTTAAAGGTGTTCTTTGTCGGATAATTTTTTCATAATTTGTTCTTTGAAATGTTTATAATCGGTTATTATTTAGATTCTATAAAATAAAGAAATATAGAGTTTTAATTACCCAGTTTGAAGGAACGTTGATTTTTTGAGTGAATCATCCCCTTACCCGTAGAGAGTTTTTTTGTCGCTCTCTGGTGGCTTTGGAGATAATTCAATGAGATAATCACCCATATAAGTTAGGTATCGACTCCCATCGGCTCTGAATTGGGTGCTTCCAATCTCGGCTTTCAGCTTTTACAGAATTGGTTATCTCGTAACCTGCACCTGCGCACCAGTCTGCTTATTTCAATCAACTGCCTTCTTTCGTGCATCCCCTCACGGGCTTTCACCGTGATGCTTCGGAAGGTTTGTTTTAAATCTGTTACTGGTCGAACGGTTTGCCCGATAGCCCTACGCAACAATTCATGGAGCGTAAACAATAACCGATTGTATGATTCTTCTGGATAAAAAAGAAGAATCCGCAACTAAAGTCAGACGGTTGCGGATTCTAGGATATAGTTTGCCCGATTGGGCTAGTATTAACATGTTGTTGTCTGTAACCGTCTGACTTGTTACGGCTGCAAAGGTAGTCCTATATTATGGACTATACAAGTTTTTAGGACTAAAATTATGATAGAAATTACTAAAAGATTTATAGAAACCTATAAATCAATGGGTTTAAATGGCTATAAGATGAATAAGGCATGTCCTGTTTTATCTAAGCAAAAAATTTCTAACATTGAAAATGGAAAGCATGAGGTGTCCTTGGATATGTTGACCGCATTTTTTGAGACCTATCCAGATGTAAATCGGGAATATATTCTTATAGGTAAAGGGAATCCCGTGGTTGACGCACAGACAAAAAATGAATCTAATGTTGTTAAAGTTTCTCCTTATCTTCAAGATGCTCTTGTCAAGGTGCAATATGTTCCAATAGATGCTATGGCTTCATTTGTTGAAAGTTTGTATGATACTGCATATGAGATTGATTCTTATGGCGTCATGCCGGAAGAGGGCGAAGTGCTTGATAGCTCTTATATGGTCTTTCAAGTACGCGGTGACAGCATGGAACCGACTATACCTGACGGGGCTAAAATACTTGTCCGCAGAATTGATGAAGGTTTGTGGGATAGTGTGTCGGGAGTGGTTGTCATTGTGTATGGAAAAACACTTTCAGTCAAGAGGGTATTAAAAAACAGTCTTTTCCTAGATAACATACTGACTTTAAAAGCTGATAATCCCAAGCATGGTCAACTAGATATTGAAAGAAGGGAAATAAGGGGGATGTGGCAGGCGTTACGTATAATAAGTCAAAAAATCATTTGATATGGGAGAAAGAGCTATAGACAGATTGCGGAAATTTGCAAGATATGCACGTGATAAAGGAGTTGTCAAAGGGGAGAACTCGTTTGAGGCTTATTGTGAATTGTCAAATAGGTATATCTGTAATTCCATAAGAAACGGGAAGGGGGCTATTGGAACTGATATAATAGCTCGCATTGTGGATAAGTTCCCGGAATTGAATGTGAAATGGCTTTGTACTGGCAAAGGGAATATGATCGAAACGGATATGGATGTGAATGTCAACTACAAAGCAGCTTATGAAGGTGCGATGATGCAGATAGAAGCCCTGCATAAGATTATAGAAGAAAATAAGCGGAGATGATATAAAGATGATACCATTAATATATTTTAAACAGGTATTCTATTGATAATCAATACGATAAAGAAAAAGTGTTAGTTCCGTACGCACCGCGAAAATACTGATTATCAGTAGATTACATAATAGATACTCAATTTTACATTTTATTATATGTAAGATTGGGTATTAATTATTTAGAGCATAAAGTAGATGAGAATTTTATAAGTAAGGGGTGTTATAAATTCTCTGTCGAGAAAAATAATAATCCCAACCTCTCATATGAAACAATGCCATTTCTGACATTAACCTATAAAACAGACGAAGATGGCAAACTAACTAATGAAAATATTTCTGCATCAAGTCATAAATTTAATTTGATAGGTCCTTCTTCTGCAATATATAGTATTCTAAATAAGTATTTAGGTGTGGATTGGGACCAACTATCAAAGTTTGTAAACATACGTTCAGATATTGCACTTGCTCCTACGATGCAAATGCAAGAAGAGGGTACGGAATACGTAGTGAATGGAGATGTAACTCTATTCCCTCAAATACCTGAAAATATTTTGAAATAAGGCATTTTAAATCTTTTTCAACGTGTTAATTACGTAGATAAATGTTTATTTTAAGTAGTACGGTTTGTGATATGAGCAATAAGCTGAGTTGCTGGTAGCCCGTTCTGTGCAATTAGGATATATACACTGTCTATCTCCTGTTATAATTTCTAGTATAGTTGAACATGAAGAAAATAGTAGCGATATGCTTGTACTTAAAAATATAATAATCATTTTCTTTTTCATGACATCTTGTTAAATTTATATTATTATTCAGCCTCGCAGATAACCACAAAAATAGAAATAAAAATGCAATTTATTGACTGTCAAAATTGCATTTTTATTTTTTTTTGTTATTGAATATTATGTTCTTAATCCTCTTTTCGGTCTGTTTTTCCTCTTTTTGTACTCTTTGAATTTCATCTTGAACCATTCAAGTATAGGTATTCTGTCAAAGCATAACCGGAACTTTTTTTTCTCATGCAATACTGTATGAGGGTAAAAATTACTCCCAATAAAAATCTACTGACTCAGATTTATTCACCGGAATATTGCCTGTTCCCAGGCACTGCTTGCTAATGGATTGGAGCGGATGATCCACAAATGAATGTTTTGGAATAGTATGATTTTGCAAAATGGAGATAGATATATTTTCCGCAGTTATGTGACGATAGGCTTTATGTTTTTTCTTCATGGCATATTTATTGTTTGTTTCAGGTATTTCAGATGATAATAGAATACAGACAGAATCATCTTTCTCAACTTCAATAATAAGTCAAGAGGATATTCTGACCTTAGTTTGTCGATGGCTTTAGTTCATTGGGTGGCTCCTTTTTTATTGTGTACCAAGATGAATTGTTGTTGATGTGGAAATATATAAAAAATCATGCATTCAATGTGTTAATTTAAAATGGCTTCTTCTTTTGTAAGCCTGAAACAATACTTATTGCTTGTTTCCATTGTATTGTTTTTTAGCGGATCAGTCATCGCTATATCGTACTTACATTCAATTTTATTGGTTTGGTAAAATGTTAGTTTGAAATAAAAATGATTTCATGGATGGGGGTAAAACGGAACTTTGTTGTCATTCTGTCAAAAAATGAAGTTATTATGATGAAAAAGATTATAGCGACACGATAGTATAAACTATAGAATTACTAACTTTAATTTATTTTTCAATGAAAAAAGTATTATTATTTGCTGTTGTTTTTTCTTGTAGCATGTGGGCTAATGCTCAGCGTGTTACATGGGCAACCGAAGCAGGGTTATCTGCAATACAAAGAACTGGATATGGAGAATGTTGGCGTCCATCCACTCGTTTAGGGATATCTGCAGATTATAATGTTAATAATATGTTCTCTATGAAGTCGGGCTTATATTATACTTTTAGAGGATACTCTGTGAATAATGGCGGAACATATAGTAATGGAGATGCTACATGGATAGAAAATGTTTCTCAGACAAGGCATTTTTTACAAGTTCCTATTTTAGCTAAATTCTCTATCCATAGCAACAATTCCACTAAATTTTTCTTTGAGATAGGACCATATGTAGGATATTGTATCAAAAATCATATTGACAGCAATCCATATTATCTAACTATGCCTTCTTCCGGTTGGATTGAAGGATATCCTGGTGTGGGAGAAAGTGCGGAGGGTGGTAGCAACCAGTTTCTATATCAGCATGCGAGAAATTTCGACTGGGGAATGGCATCCGCTGTAGGTCTTGAAAATCGGAGGTGGACGGTTAAGCTTCAATATGAAATGTCACTTGGGAAAGAATCTAAAAATGATAATATAGGTGTGAATTATAACAGTTTAACCCTCTCTGTTGGTTATAAGCTAAATGTAAAACAATAAGATAATATATCGTTGGATTTTATATTTGTAATTATATCGGTATTTTTTAGCATGCTTCTATACGAAATATTATAAGAAATGCTTGGAAAAATCTTTGAGAGGATATGTGTTGATTTATTATTTTGCTTATAATATATGCCGCTGTGAATATCAGAAGAAAAGTTATTCATGGCGGTTTTGACTTTTACCTTTTTCGTATTCAACTATTCTTCTGTGTTTTGGTTGCTCTCTCAAGTTTTTTGCCTATTTTTGCTGTTGGAACATAAATCAAAGTATAATAATAAAAATACATATGAAAAACCTCAGAAGAACTTTCACCGTATTATTTGCCGCAGCTTTCAGCATGCAGGTGTTGGCACAAAGAGAAGATAAGCTTATCAATCAGGATTGGAGTTTCCGTTTTTCCCATCAAGTAAATGCTAGTGCTGCACGTAGGGTAGACTTGCCTCATACTTGGAATGCGCAGGATGCCTTGGGTGGTAAGCACGATTACAAGCGGGGAATAGGTAATTATACTAAAAAGATATTCATCCGTCCCGAGTGGCAAGGCAAGCGGCTTTTTTTACGTTTCGAGGGGGCGAATTGCGTGAGCAACGTTTTTGTAAATGGTAAACATATAGGTGAGCATCGGGGAGGCTATGGAGCTTTTGTCTTCGAGATAACCGATAAAGTGGAATATGGAAAAGAGAATACATTGCTGGTGCGTGTCAATAATGGCGAGCAGTTGGATGTAATGCCATTGGTCGGTGATTTTAATTTTTATGGCGGCATTTATCGGGATGTACATCTGTTGCTGACTGATAACCTGTGTATTTCTCCGTTAGATTATGCATCGTCTGGGGTTTATCTCATACAGCAACAGGTTACGGATAAACAGGCAACTATTTGTGCACGCGTAAATCTTTCTAATGGAACGGGAGAACTCCGGAAAGTAGTGCTCCGGTTGCAGGTTAATGACGGGAAAAAAACTGTGTATGAAACGGAGAAGGAAGTAAGTATGATTCCTCATACAGATGTACAGGTAGAGGATATAGGGTTCATACTGAAGAATCCGCGTCTTTGGAACGGTATGCAGGATCCGTTCATGTATCAGGCGGTGTTGACTTTGATTAAAGACGGAAAAGAATTGGACAAAGTGGAACAGCCGTTAGGGTTACGTTATTACGTCACGGATCCCGATAAAGGTTTTTTCTTGAATGGAAAACACTTGCCGCTGCATGGTGTATGCCGTCATCAGGAGAAGGCGGAAGTGGGTAATGCTCTTTGTCCGGTGCATCACGAGGAAGATACTCGTATCATGCTTGATATGGGGGTGAATGCTGTTCGTCTGGCACATTATCCGCAAGCTACCTATATGTATGATTTAATGGATAAACATGGTATTGTTACTTGGGCTGAGATTCCATTTGTGGGGCCGGGAGGATACGCTGATAAAGGTTTTGTTGATCAGCCTTCTTTCCGTGAAAATGGTAAAGAGCAGTTGAAAGAGATGATACGCCAGCATTACAATCATCCTAGTATCTGTTTTTGGGGGTTGTTCAATGAATTAAAAGAGCAGGGAGACAATCCTGTAGAGTATATAAAGGAGTTGAATGCTATAGCGCATCAAGAGGATCCTACTCGTCCTACTACTTCTGCAAGTAATCAGGAGGGTGCGTTGAATTTCATTACTGATCATATAGCTTGGAATCGCTATGACGGATGGTATGGGGCTACGCCGGCTACGCTTGCCACATGGTTGGATGCTACTCATAAGAACCATCCCGAAATGAAAATTGCCATCAGCGAATATGGTGCGGGTGCTAGTATCTATCATCAGCAGGATTCATTGGTACAAACTGTTCCCGGAAGTTGGTGGCATCCAGAGAATTGGCAAACAGAATATCACATTCAGAATTGGAAAATAATAAACGAACGTCCGTATGTGTGGGCTAGTTTTGTGTGGAATATGTTTGATTTCGGTGCGGCTCATCGTACGGAAGGTGATCGTCCGGGCATTAATGACAAAGGGCTGGTAACCCATGATCGCAAGATTAAAAAGGATGCTTATTATTTTTATCGGGCCAATTGGAATCCGGAACCTATGATTTATATCGCGGGGCGTCGTAATGTGAATCGAGTGAAGCCACTCGTTGATGTACAGGTTTTTTCGAATGTAGAAGAAGTGATATTGATCGTGAATGACTGTCAGTGTGGAAAGATGAAACCAGACAGTTTGAAAGTTTGTTTGTTCAAGGATGTCCCTCTCAGAAAAGGAAGGAATGAAATAGAAGTACGTGCCAATGATAGTAAAAAACAATTGATAGATCGATGTGCTTGGATATTACAATAAAACAATTGCCGCAGGGAGTTATACATTTATTTCTGCGGCGATTGTTTTTTATTAGTTTGATTTAACCAGTTGGCTCATCGTCTTGTGTTGATTCTACATAATCAGAACTGTTGAACCGTCGTTACGGTAGTGCTATTTTATCTCCATCCCATGTTGTGACAGATGAAGAATGTAACAACCAATAAAAAAATGATAGAAGATGAAAAGGTTATTTATTATTTAACTATTGCTCTTTCCGTTGTTCAGCGTGGCAGTATGTTTTCTTAATGATATTTCTACGCTAGAAACAGAACAGTTGATAATACCCGAAAAGCTAGGAAGTGGAGAGAACCGGGGTGATTTCGACTATCCGGCTGAAAAGGTAAGATACTTGTGGTTTACTTCTTCGCGCAAGGATAACGCAGGTTGTGGGCGAGTGTATTGTGGAGTTTACCGGTGTAGATGTATGCCGCATTGAGGTTGCCGAACTGTATGTTGAGGAATCCATACAATGACAACAACTGTTCGGGAGCTTATAACAATTTGCAATCAGGTATGATTAATCTGCTCGATGCGGAAACCTTAGCGTAGCATGATATGATTTTCTTCGATTCACTCTGCTAGTGGTATCAACCTGTATGGTAGCCTGTAGATTTCTTGAAACATGCGATTTGAAAGAGTGATTGGTGATACTGTCGTTTCTTTTGGGGAGGTTTCGCTGCCATCGTGCGAGGGAAAAATAGCATCCGTCGTGGAAATCCCTGTAGACCGAATGACTTATCAGACTAGTAGATGCCTGTTTCTCCACCAGTACCATATAAATCGGGTACCAGTTGTAATTAGGGCTACTGACAATCCTGTATAAAATACAGCAATGAATGCTTCCGGTAGTAAATGCAGGGTGCGTGTTAAAATACCTATGGTAATCATGAATGCCATGATAATCCACCCTTTTACATCGAAGAAAGAGAATGGACAATTCTTGGCTTTCTTTTGAGATATGCGATGAGTATGTTTCTTGTAAAGTTTATGAAATATCAGACCAAAGAATAACAGAAATACTATGGTAGCTTCACAGACTTTGAAGAACCAATAATGAGAATCGTTTATCCAGCAACTTATTCCAATACGTAAGATGTTGATACCGGCTAAGAGCCAAACTATGCCTGCTGTAATAAGTAATGTATTTTTTGTTACTCCGTATTTCATGTTAGCATTAAAAATAATGAATGGCAAAGATACGTCTTTTTAATGGATCATCTGATAGGTGGATAGTTTTTTATTTGTAAATGGAGGAATAAAACAGGTCTGTCTTTTTGTATAAAGAGAATTATAGAATTTACTTATTTATTGTCTTTGATTTCGTTCTTGTCTTAAATGGTAGTTTTGTTTTTTAGTGTGTGTGGAGATGCTGCAAGTTTTGCAAGTTTGCAAGTTTGCCTTTCGTTTTTCCGTCTTTTCTTGTTTTCCGTCTGCTGTTTTCGTATGTGTCCCTTCCTTTTTCCGTTCCTATACGCGCGTGCGAATATTATAATGTGTCTGTCTTTTTCCTCCCGTGTCCTCCGTTATAAAAACATGCTTTGTAACACATCTGTCATTCAGAGTATTACAAAAAAGTTTCAGGAAATCCGGATAATTTTTCCTTCGTATGTTTGCTGGTAATCGTTAAAAGGTCTACCTTTGCATCCGCAATCGAGAGAGATGCGGCACTTCAGACAGTGTGTGACTGACTTGGTGAAACAAACGTAGGAGAGTTTTCCTTGACAGTGTCTGCACCCAGTATCTTACCTTAGCGGGGCTAAGGGAGCGAGAACGGATAAGACCTGGGGAGGATGGACGTCCCGCCTTTTATGGAAGTTTCGAAAAAAAACTTTTTCAAAAAAAACTTTCGAAAACATTTGGTGGTTACGATAAAATCTCTTACCTTTGCATCCGCTTTCGGAAACGATGGCAAAACATAAATGAGAGTTCTTTGA